CCTTGAAAATTCTCCGGGGGTTAAAATCCTGTCAAAATGGATTTTAGGTTAGTGGCTTTACGCCCTCTCTATAAGAGATCTTGGTCTTCTTTTGTCGCACATAGAAGGACCCTCTTTCAGTTAAAGACTCCTTTCAGGGTCATTAAAACATACCTAGATCTCTTATAGAGAGTACGTAAAGTATTCGAAACCTTGGCGAAAGATTTTAGAAAGGAGACGAAAGTATATGGGAAGAAGAGCAGCGACAGCTACTTCCGCAAAGAAGCGTTCAAGGGTTCCTATGACTCCTGAAGACAGGGAACAGTACTTGATTAATCTCTCACTCGATGCTGCTGAAAAGCAGTTACGTGAAGGCACAGCCTCATCGCAGGTCATTACGCATTTCTTAAAACTCGGTTCTTCAAGAGAACAGCTGGAGCAGGACAAGCTCAGAGAAGAAACCAAGCAGACTAAAGCCAAAATCGATTCGTTGGAAGCTTCTGCTAAGAGTGAAGAGAGATACGCTGCAGCAATTGAAGCAATGCGTAGATACCAGGGTATCGAAGATGAGTAGATCAAGTCCAATGTCACGATCATATTTGGAAATGATCCAGTATTCTACGTTTGAAGAACGACTGCAATATTTAATGCTGTTTGGTTCTGTTGGATACGAGACATTCGGATATGACCGATGGGTTAATCAGGCATTATATTCATCCGGCGAATGGAGAGAGTTTCGGCATAAAGTAATTGTCAGAGATGGCGGTTGCGATTTAGGTGTTGAAGGATACGAGATACAAACACGACCGTTGATACATCACATAAATCCAGTTACCAAAGAGATGATACTTAACCGAGACCCAATGGTATTTGACATGAATAACGTTGTGACAACAACCCATCAAACACATAATGCCATACACTATGGACACGATACAAATGTTCGTAGCGGCCCTGTAATAAGGAGACCAAATGATACATGCCCTTGGAAACATTGAGGAGGAATTCAATGGAAGAGAGCATTCTTAAGACTATCAAGCAGCTTATTGGATGTCCTGACGACTTTGAGCAGTTTGACTTGGATTTAACCATTCATATCAATTCTGCCTTTGCAACCCTCACGCAATTAGGAGTTGGTCCTAAAGAAGGATACCGAATCACTGGTCCGGATAATGTCTGGAGTGAATTCGAAGAGGACACTCAGAAGTCAAGTTTGATAAAAGATTATGTGTACATCAAAACTCGTCTGTTATTCGATCCGCCAACAAGTGGTTCGTTAATGGACAGTTTGAAAGAGCAACTTAAGGAAATGGAATGGAGATTGTACATAATGTACTATCCTGTTTCCGAAGATGATAAGAAAGGAGAGAATGACGATGACTAATTACTCAGCAGATGATGTAAAAGACTTCTTAGTCAACAATCAGGAATTCTCTGACTATTATCTAGCACATTACGGATTACCAAGACGATCCGGAAGATACAAATGGGGATCTGGGAAGGAACCATATCAAAGTCTTAGATCATCGGCTAAAGCTGGTGAGAAGTTTATAAAAAGTTTTTCTAAAAAGAGTGGAGTTGAAAAACAAAATAACAAAAGAAGAGAAAGAACCAAATCAGTCCAACTTGATAAAAAGAAACAAAAAAAATCTAAATACAGAAACGAAAAGGCATATGTAAAAACTTTATCTGATGAAGAGCTTAAACGAATAAATACTCGAGATCAGATGGAAGCCACATACCTTAAAAACCATCCGCAGAAGCAGCCATTACCAAAGATGTTAGTTGATAAAGCTATGAAAGATATTATTGTTCCTGCAGTTACAGAAGTTGTGAAAGAACAAGGAAAAGTTTATATCAAGGGTAAACTCAATGCTGCCGCTCAGAAGATGATTAATGAAGCAGTTAAAGCTGAAACAAAGAGTACGAAAAAGAAAAAGAAGTAGGTGATGCAAAATGCTAAGCAATACGGCAACGCCTAGGTACTACGGGGAGTTCCGAGATAAAGTCCTGGATGGAGAGATTCCTGTTAATAGGGAGATTTCCATGGAGATGAACCGTATTGATTGGCTTATAGCTAACCCCGGTGTATACTATGACGACAATGCTGTAGAAGGATGGATTGCTTTCTGTGAATCTGAAATGGTCTTGACCGATGGGTCAGACTTGGAACTGTTGGATACATTTAAACTTTGGGGAGAGCAATTATTTGGTTGGTTCTATTACGTTGAGAAAACGGTGTATGAACCAAATGCTTCTGGACGAGGCGGACATTTCGTAAGGAAATCCGTCAAAAAGCGTCTTGTCAACAAACAGTATCTTATCATTTCTCGAAGTAATGCAAAATCGTTATACGAGAGTTTAGTGCAAGCTTATTTTCTGACAGTCGATACAACAACGACACATCAGATTACAACAGCCCCAACAATGAAACAGGCTGAAGAGGTTACAAGTGCAATTAGCACTGCCATAGCAAGAGCGAGAGGGCCTATGTTCAAATTCTTGACAGAAGGCTCTATACAGAACACTACCGGTTCCAAAGCGAACCGTGTTAAGCTTGCATGTACCAAGAAAGGTATACAGAACTTTCTTACAGATTCGTTACTAGAGATCAGACCCCTGAGTATTAACAAACTTCAGGGATTACGAGTAAAAGTAGCTACGGTCGATGAATGGCTCTCAGGCGAATTGAGAGAAGACCCAATAGGTGCAATCGAGCAGGGTGCAGCCAAAATAGATGGATACGTAATCTTAGCTGTAAGTTCGGAAGGTACTGTCCGTAATGGATGTGGAGATACCATCAAAATGGAACTGATGGACATTCTCAAAGGCGAATACCAGAACTGGCATACTAGTATTTGGTATTACAGGCTTGATAGCGTGGATGAAGTCGGAGACCCAGACATGTGGCCTAAGGCTAATCCGAATCTACCGATCACAGTCAGCTATGAGACGATTCAGCAAGATGTTGAACGAGCTGAGAAAGCACCAGCTACAAGAAATGATATCCTGGCAAAACGTTTCGGAATTCCTATGGAGGGATATACATATTATTTCTCTTACGAAGAAACACTTCCGCACAGACCTAGAAGCTTTTGGAAAATGTCATGCGCAATGGGAGCGGACCTTTCTCAAGGTGATGACTTCTGTGCTTTCACATTCTTGTTCCCACTGAGAAACGGAATGTTTGGAGTAAAAGTTAGAAGTTATATAACCACACTTACTTTGAGTAAGTTGAACTTAGCAATGAGACAAAAGTATCAAGAGTTTATCGACGAAGGCACTCTTATTGTTATGGAGGGAAGCATCATCGATGTGCAAGATGTATATGAGGATCTCGACAAGTTCATAATAGACGCTCAGTATGATGTTTGCGCTTTGGGCTATGACCCATATAATGCAAAAGAGTTTATTGAAAGATGGGCTCAGGAGAATGGGTCATTCGGAATTGAGAAAGTTCCGCAGGGAGTTAGAACTGAAACGGTTCCTCTTGGAGAAATTAAGAAATTGTCGGAAAAGAGGATGCTGATATTTGACGAGTCTTTAATGAGTTTCTGTATGGGCCATTGCATAACATTGGAAGATACAAACGGAAACAGGAAACTGTACAAGAAACGTTACGAAGACAAAATCGATAACGTCTCAGCATTGATGGATGCACTTGTTGCTTACAAAGTTAATAAAGACGCATTCGAATAGGAGTAATGGTTATGTATGTAAAAATAAAGAATGACGATGGAACATTTTCGTTAGTTCATTCGGACTTAGGCGGTGACCATCTGGAACATTATGGACTGCCAAGGCGGTCTGGCCGTTACAAGTATGGATCGGGAAAAGATCCGTATCAGCATTCTGGAAGAAGAGCATCGCATCTAGAGTCAAAATCGGATCGACTTGCATCCAAGATGAAGAAACAAACTTCTCAGAAGACAAAGTCACGTATATCTGATTACGAACGAAAAGCTTCAGAAGCTATGGCTAAAAGAGTCAAGTTCAAAGAAAAGGAAGAGGCAAAACGTGTTAAGCGTGACCACGCTATTACAGATATTGGGTATACCGGAAATCTTCAAAAAGCTGAACGAGCTCGGAAGAAAGCGAACCGTTATGGAAAGAAAGCTGCTAAGTACACCAGGAAGGCTGAAGCAATCAAACGGCGTACAAGCAGAACTGCAGAAAAGAAGAAAGCGGTAGATGCTGAGTTAGCTTCTATCCGTGGTGCAAAATACGTTCAAAAACTTAAAAAGAAACAGAAAGGATGGTAATATGAGTAATTCTGTATATTACAAGGCCACCGATGAGGACGGAAACACCGTTCTCAAACATAGCTGGAAAAATCATAAATATATTCGTATCGAGAACGGTAGATATATTTATCCTGAAGATGAAGCAGCACAAAAAAATGCTGTATTAATACAGAGGCGGCAAGCAATGCAAAAGCTTCGTTATAAGAACAATGCCGCTAATCAAGCAAAAAAGAATATACCTTATAAAGGTCCAACAGATGCAATTGCAGCACAGAAGGTCCAAAAAGAAAAAGATTTCCAAAAACGTGTCAGAGCAATGAATGCTCATACTGTAGCTAAGAAGAATGCTGATATGGTAAAGAAGAAGCAGGACCGACAGATGAAACAAATTGCAGCCAATGTTAAGAAACAGAATGCCCCTTCAACAAAAGTTAAGAAAGCAGCAAACTTTGCTAAAAAGGTAGCGACCAGAGATGCAGTTGCAAAGACAGTAGCAGCAAGATATCTTCTGGATAAAGCTTCAAAATCCCCAACAGCAAACGCTGCAAGGGCAAAAGCAAAGTCTGTAATTTCAAAGGGTGAGTACAAAGTTACCAGAGCTGGACAGAAACTTGCTCGTGATGTTAAGAAGACTGGTGCATATAAGAAAGTAAGAAAAGCTACGTCAACTGCTAGAGACCGTGCAATGACTTCTGCAGAAGCACGCAATAAGGCAAATTCTGTCAGATCAAAGGCAGAGTACAAAATTGAACGAGCTGGTCAGAAGCTTGCCAATGATGCTAAACCTTATGTAACATCGGCAAAGAAGAATGTTAACAAGGCATATAAGTCAGCTAAGAAAGAATACAATAGAGTTTCTAGAGATGCCAGCAAAGCTTACAAATCAGCTAAGAAGAAAGCTAAGAAAGTAAGCAGATCTTTCAATAAAGCTAAGCGTGCAGGCAAAGCTTATCTGGATTACCTTACTAAATAAGGAGATTACTTATGGGTTTTATGAACAGATTAAAGCATGGTTGGAATGCATTTATGAACAAAGATCCAACAGCGTATCAAAATGGAACTGGTCTTGGCGCAGTGAGTTATGACAATCCATCTCGTCCTAGACTTACGATGGGAAATGAGCGGTCAATCGTTACAACGATCTACAATAAGATATCCGTAGATGCCGCAGCAATTGACGTAGAACACGTCATGCTAGACGCAGACAAACGCTTTACTGACGACGTTGAGGATGGGCTTAACTACTGTTTAACAATGGAAGCCAATATTGATCAGACATCGCGAGCGTTTAAACAGGATATTTTCCTGAAACTTCTTGACGAAGGATGCGTTGCTATAGTTCCGATTGATACGACTATGGACCCCGTGCATGGCAACGTTTACGATATTCAGACGATGCGTACAGCAAAGATAATCAATTGGTATCCGCGCCATGTTAGAGTGCGAATCTACAATGATCGCACTGGTGAATTCGAGGAAATGGACCTTCCAAAGAAAATGGTCGCGATCGTTGAAAATCCATTCTATGCAATTATGAATGCACAGAATTCAACGGCGCATCGACTGAAAAGAAAGCTTGCAATTCTCGATTTCATAGATGATCGAAGTGGATCTGATAAGCTTGATTTGATTATTCAGTTGCCATATACGATTAAGTCTGAAGCAAAGAGAGCTCAGGCCAAAGAACGTCGTAAAGAACTTACTGAACAATTGGCAAGCTCTGAATACGGCATTGCTTACATCGATTCTACTGAGCATGTAACACAGCTCAATAGGTCGATTGAAAACAATTTACTCAAGCAGGTAGAGTATTTCACAAATTTGTTATTCTCTCAGCTTGGAATGACGGTAGAGATTCTCAATGGCACAGCAGACGAGAATACAATGAATAACTACTACAATAGTATAGTTGAGCCAATACTTGCAGCAGTCGTAGATGAGATGAATCGGAAGTTCTTAACAAAGACTGCTAGGACCAAAGGGCATGCAATTAAATATTTCAGAGATCCATTTAAACTGGTGTCTACTACAAATCTTGCAGAGCTCGCTGATAAGTTCACGAGAAACTGTATAATGACATCTAATGAATTCAGGCAAGTAATTGGATTAAGGCCAGTGGATGATCCTAAAGCAGATACGCTGACGAACAATAATATTTCGGCGTCGAACACTGAATTGGATCAGATGTATAATACAAATTCTGCTGACGAGGAAACAGAAGAACAATAAAGGAGGAATTCAAAATGGGAGCTAAACGCTCAAAGTATGCCAATTGCGACTTTAAGGGCTGGGCTACAAAGTTTGGTATTCTTTGCGCTGATGGAAGAATTATTCAGCATGGTGCTTTTGATGATATCGATGGCGCTAAAGTTCCATTAGTGTATAACCATGATCACGGTAACATTAATAGCGTGCTTGGGCATGCTTATATGGAATGCCGAAAAGATGGTGTTTATGCGTACGGATATTTCAACGGTTCAGATAATGGTCAAATCGCGAAAGATGCTGTTCAGCACGGAGATATGGATTCGCTTAGTATTTGGGCGAATCATCTTCAGCAGCGTGGGCCATATGTTCAGCATGGTGAAATTAAAGAACTTAGCCTTGTTCTTGCAGGAGCAAATCCAGGAGCATACATTGAAGATGTTGCCTTAGCACATGGCGACACAATTGACAATGATGATTATGAGGCATATATTTATTCGGGAGAGTATCTTGAGATTATGCACTCAGATGAGAAAGGAGAAGACGAAGTGGATAATAAGAGCATTCAGGATGTCGTTGATACAATGACGCCAGAACAGAAGGATGCTTTCTACATGGCTGTAGGAAGTGCATTAGCAGAAGATCCTAACGCTCTCGAAGACGAAGATGAATACGAGGACGAGGATGAAGATGAAGAGGATGATCACGACGATTCCGAAGAATATGAAGAGGAGGATGACGACGAAGATCCTGACAAAGATGATGACGATTCCGAAGAATATGAAGAGGAGGATGACGACATGGGTGCAATCGCACATAACTTATTTGAAGGCAACAATACAGACAACGGAGACGTTCTGTCCCACAGCGAAATGCAGGAGATTATCGAGGACGGTAAGAGATATGGCTCTATGAAAGAATCATTCCTTGCTCATGGTATTACAAATATTGAGTACCTGTTCCCGGATGCCAAAAATTTAAACACACCACCTGAGTTCATTGCAAGAGACCAGGGATGGGTAACCGAAGTAATGAACGGTGTACATCATACGCCATTCTCAAGAATCAAGTCTACATTTGCAGACCTGCGTGAGGATGAAGCTCGTGCAAGAGGTTACATCAAAGGTAAGCTGAAGAAGGAGGAAGTATTCTCATTACTGAAGAGAACAACCACCCCGCAGACAATCTACAAGAAACAGAAGATTGATCGTGATGATGTAATTGACATTACAGATTTCGACGTAATTGTTTGGCTGAAAGCAGAAATGAGAATGATGCTGAACGAGGAAATTGCAAGAGCAGTCCTGGTTGGTGATGGACGTCTTACATCCAGTGATGATCACATCAAAGAGGACAACATTCGTCCAATTTGGAAAGATGCCGATCTCTACACAATTAAGTACCCTATTGCAATTACAAAAGAAACAACCGCAGCTGAGAAGGCTACAGCATTTATCGAGGCCTGTGTAAGAGCACGTATCGACTACAAGGGTTCTGGCAATCCAAAGCTGTTCGCTCCAGAGTCAATCATTACTGAGTGCTTGCTGCTGAAAGATAAGAACGGCCGTATCATCTATGACAACATTGACAAGCTGGCTACAGCATGCCGTGTATCTAAGATCGTATCCGTTCCAGTTATGGAAGGTCTTAGCCGTGTAGACAAGACTGACACATTAGCTCTTCAGGGTATTATCGTAAACCTGCAGGATTACAACATCGGCGCAGATAAGGGCGGAGCTATCAACATGTTCGACGACTTCGACATTGATTACAACGCTCAGAAGTATCTTATTGAGACACGTATCTCTGGTGCGTTAATCAAGCCATTATCAGCTATTGCCATCGAGACAAAGATTGCTACAGCAGATCTTAGCAAGGCATCTTCTGGATCTGGAGTCAGCGGTAACTAATCAAAATGGGAGGAAATGATCGTGAATAGATGGTGTGGTAAGATCGGCTTTGCAGAGCAAGTTGAAACAGCTCAATCGGTTTGGACCGAGCAAATAACGGAACGTACATATCGAGGAGATATTCTTCGTAATACGAGACGGCTTCAGGATTCGCAGGAAAAGATCAGCTACAACATTTCAATCTCTAATCAGATAAGTGTTGTCGGTGATGCCTATATACGCGATCATTTCGTTGACATGAGATGGGTAGAGTTTATGGGGGCTAAGTGGAAGGCAATAGAAGTTGATGCTTCACAGGCCCCTAGGCTTATTATAACGTTGGGAGAGCTGTGGAATGAGGACGAGACTTGACTTTGATAGATATTTAAAAGATATCGTTGGAGAGGGTGTCAATGTATATTTCCAGCCCCCTTCTAATGTATCCGGTGCTGGGCAAAAAGTTATAAAAAACATAAAATACCCAGCTATAATATATTCTGTTGATGATTATAATATTCGATCGGCAGATAATAAAAATTATAGCGTTGATAAAGAATACGCAGTAGAAGTGGTAACTAAAGACCCGGATAGTACATTGATTGATAAGATAGTGGAGATGCCCACTGCGAGATTCAATAGATCTTACTTATCAGATGGCATGTATCATTCGGTCTTTGTAATTATATTTTAAAGGAGGAAAAACATGTCTAAATTAACATGGGACAAAACCGGAGAACGTAAATATGAAACCGGTGTAGATCATGGCGTTATTTACCCGGCTATTGACGGAGAATATGGCGCTGGTTCTGCGTGGAATGGTCTTACCGCAGTTACAGAATCTCCATCTGGAGCAGAAGCATCTGCTGTATATGCTGATAACATGAAATATCTTAGCCTCATGTCAGCAGAAGAGTTTGGAGCTACAATCGAAGCTTATACTTATCCAGAAGCATTTGACAGATGTAACGGCACAGCCGAAATTACTAATGGAGTTACTATCGGCCAGCAGAACAGAGATACATTCGGTTTCTCTTATCGTACCCTGATCGGTAATGATGTAAAGAGTAATGATTATGGCTACAAGATTCATATCATTTACGGAGCTAAGGCTTCTCCATCTGAGAAAGGCTTCCAGACAGTAAATGATTCACCAGAGGCAATTTCGTTCAGTTGGGAATTATCAACAACCCCAGTTACAGTTGACGGATTCAAGCCTACTGCTCATCTCGAGATTGATTCTACAAAGGTCGAAGCTACCAAGATGAAGAAGATTGAGGATGCTTTATACGGCACAGAAAGTACAGAAGCTAAGTTGCTGCTTCCGGATGAGATCATTAACCTTTTTAAAATAACAGACCCGTCACTGGACGTCTCTGCAACTCCTATTACAGGAGAAGACGACCTGCTTGGAAAGAAGGCAGCTGACCTTTAGTCCAATATCAAGGTCAATGAGAGCACTAGAGTAATTTCTGGTACTCTTAACTACGTGACGGGCTATACAGGATTCAGCAGTAAAGTCGACGAACAGAGTGGTAACTATATCGCTCTTGATATCGCGCCAAAGAGTGGCTTCCCTGAGTCATTGACGGTTGAAGTTAAGGGCGGAACATCTGGTCCATCCAAACTTCTTCAGTCTGATCATCAGGCAGTTCTTAAGATCAAGGATGCCAATAAGCAGTCCATCTTAATTAAAGCAACTAACAACGGTGTGACAGAAACAAAAGAGTACGCCCTCACTGGCGTAACACTTAAAACAAAATAAAGTTTTTCCTAGTCTGCTGAAATATGTAGGCTAGGATTTTTAAGAATGAAAGGAGACCAAACTATGTTTATCAAAACAATCAACTACAAGGACTTTGACGGAAACGAGAGATCTGAGGATTTCTACTTCAATCTCACGCAGAGTGAAATTTTAAAATTGGAAACAAGCCTTAATGGTGGCTTAACATCATATATGAGTCTTATGGTGCAGAAACAGTCTCAGCCGGATATCATGAATCTTTTTGAGAAGATTATTGATGCATCTTACGGAATCAAATCTCTTGACGGCCGTACATTTACAAAGACTCCTGAAGCACTGGCAGAGTTCAAGGCTACTGCAGCATATGACAAGTTCTTTATGGAAATTTGTATGGACGAAGCAAAAGCTTCCGAGTTTCTGCTTAATATCATGCCTGACGATGTAAATGACAAGATCAAGAAAGCAGCGGAATCCGGAGTCTATGACGATGCTACATTAAGCGATGCTCAGAGAAAAGCGATCTCAGCAGCAATGGCGGAAGTAGCAGGATCTGTGGCCGCAACTGATGATGCTGTGAAAGAAGGAAACTAAGGAGATAATTATGCTCGAATTAATTCTTCCCGGATATGAGCCATTTGATCAAGAAACTCAAACTTTTGGAAAGGTTGTAAAACCTACTAAGATTAAGCTCGAGCACTCCTTAATAGCAATTTCAAAATGGGAGCAAATATGGCATAAGCCATTGCTGAAACTCATGGATGAAGGAACTCTAACGGATGAAGAGTTTTTTGATTATATGTATTGCATGATAGTTGGGTCTTTCGATAAGGTCGAATTCTTTAAACGGCTTGATGATCATTTACTTAAAAAAGTAACAGACTATATCAATGACCCAGCTACGGCATCTAGGGTTTTTACAATTGGAGATGACGACAAAGGAAAACCGGAGACGTTAACTAGCGAATTAATATATGCTTACCTAGCAATGGCTAGAATACCATTCGACCCTTGCGAGAAATGGAATATAAAGCGTGTATTTATGCTAATAGAATTATACACTGTAAAAACTAATCCACCTAAGAAAATGTCCAATGAAGAAATCCGAAGATGGCAAAAGAAAGAAAATGAACGACGTAAAAAAGCACTGAAAACAAGGGGGTAGAAAAATGGCCAGAACCAGAAAAGCGGCCGTCAACCTTATCAATGCTTGGGTTGGCAAAAATGAAAAAGATGGATCTTACAAATCTATTCTTGATATTTACAACAAACAGAAAACAAAGCCGAGAGGCGTAACTATGAAACCAGGAATGGCGTGGTGTGCTACAACTTGGTCTGCCGTGGCAATTTCTCTTGGATATACGGATATCATGCCAGTTGAGTGCAGTTGTTTTTATCTCATCAAAAAAGCTCAAAAAATGGGATGCTGGAAGGAGAACGACAACTATACTCCTAAAATTGGAGATGCATGTCTTTATGACTGGGATGATAATGGCATAGGAGATAACAAAGGAACTCCAAAACACGTTGGCATGGTAACATATGTCAATAAGAAAGAAGGATACTTTGTTGTAACGGAGGGGAATTATAAAGACGCTGTTAAGAAGAGAACTGTCAGTATTAATGGAAGATTTATACGCGGATTCATTACTCCGAAATACGACGCAGGCCAGCCAAAAATTAATACAAGTGCAAATCGCCATGCTGGGAAAGACGTCAAAACGGTAGCTAGAGAAGTTATCGCTGGGCAATGGGGAGAAGATTACAAATCGAATCTTAAAGAAAAGCATTATAATGTTGACGCAGTTATGAAAGAAGTAGATGCAGTAATTAACACTCCATGCGGTTTAACGACCACTACCTGTTCGGCAGCATATACGAGCAATATTTATAAGAACTCGTATAAAACTTCTAAGAAAGTACCTATGCGAATTGATGCTGGATGGAACAAAAAGCTCATGATTGAAATTCCAGCCGGCAGAAAGGTTAAATGCTACGGATATTTCAATAAGTATAAAAAATCAATATGGCTGCTTTGTGTTGCAACTATTAAAGGAAAGAAGTATACAGGGTTTGTAGAATCTTCTGCGTTAATTAGATAAGGAGAAATGACATGATCAGATGCAAACTTGAGGGTAACTTTAAAAAGCTCGATAATTATTTCGAAAAACTTTTGGAAGGCGTTAACGTTGGTATATTAAATAAATACGGACGTGAAGGCGTAGCTGCCCTCAAGGCTGCAACTCCTGTTGATACTGGAGTAACAGCAGCGTCGTGGTATTATGAAATAGTACGCGGCAATGGATCAGTAAGTTTGGTTTTTAAAAATTCTAATGTAGTGAACCATGTGAATATAGCTATTATTCTACAGTATGGGCATGGAACTAGAAATGGTGGATATGTTCAGGGGGTTGACTACATTAATCCGGCTTTAAAACCAGTATTTGATAGACTAGCTAAAGATGCTTGGAAGGAGGTCACTGGATAATGGGTAAAGTTGTTGAAGATGACGTTGTCCGAATGCAATTCGAGAATGGGCAATTCGAGAAAAAAATTCGTCAAAGTCAAAAATCTATAGAAGCTCTTAAGAAAAGCATCGATTTTAGTGATTCTGGAAAGAGTCTTGCTAAATTTCAAAATGAGGCCAAAAAGTTCAACATGGACGGAATGGGTAGAGCAGCAGAAGCGGTTCAAGTTAAGTTTTCGGCTATGGATACAATAGCTATGAGCGTTTTAAACCGGCTTACAAATGCCGCTATAAATGCTGGCAAGAAGATAACGTCTGCTTTAGCATTTGATGGAATGTCTGACGGATGGAATGAATATAAACTGAAGATGAATTCGATCCAGACAATTATTATGTCTACTGGAGAAAGCTTATCTACAGTTAATAAGTATCTCGACGAGCTAAATAAGTACTCAGATAGAACTATTTATTCGTTCTCAGACATGACTGCAAATATCGGTAAGTTTACAAACGCCGGTGTAGGTTTGAAGGATGCAGTTGCGGCAATTAAGGGTGTTTCGAACGAAGCGGCAATTTCTGGTGCAAATGCAGAACAAGCATCTCACGCAATGTATAACTTTGCTCAGGCATTATCTGCCGGATATGTAAAATTAATTGACTGGAAATCAATTGAAGTAGCGAATATGGCCACTATGGATTTCAAGCAGAATTTGCTTGATACTGCTGTTGCTCTAGGAACGGTTGTCAAAAAGGGCGAAGACTACTATACCACCACTACAAATGCTAAAGGAGCTACATCTGACGCGTTCAATGCTACGAAAAACTGGAATGACAATCTTCAGTATCAGTGGATGACTACTGACGTACTCATTCAAACGCTTGGTAAGTATACGGATGAAACAACCGAATTAGGACAAAAAGCGTATGCTGCAGCTTCGGAATTCAAAGATGCCGGACAGATGTTTGCTGCTTGGAAAGAAGCGATCGGATCTGGATGGGAGCATACATGGGAAACAATATTCGGTAACTTCGAAGAATCCAAAAAGCTTTGGGGATTTATAGATAGCATAATCGGTGATTATATCGTAAAAACGTTTGCTGCTAAGAATGCTACTCTAGATGCCTGGAAGAAAATGGGTGGCCGCAATTCATTAATGCGTTCATTCACAAATACTCTAGCAGCAGCTGTTGCAGTATTAGATACTTTCAGGGTTGCTTATAGAGCTATCTTCCCAGAAAAGAATGCAAAAGAAATAAAAAATATAACCGATGCATTTGAAGCTTTCACTAAGAAACTAATAATGTCTAGGGATAAGGTCGATAAATTATACAGGACATTGAAAGGTTTCTTTACAATTGTCAAGATTGTTAAAAATGTTCTTGGAGTAGGACTTAAGACGGCCTTACAGGTAGTTTCTAAATTGTTTGGTATATCTGTAAATAGTGTATTAGACCTTACAGCAGTCCTAGGTGACGGCATTGTACAATTCGAAAAATTTGGAAATGTTTCTGGCGTAGTTGCTAAAAGTGTTGATCTCATATCATCAGCAATAGCATTCGCTATAAAAAATATTGAGTACTTTGGAAAAGCGATTTGGAATTGGAAAGGGACGCAGGAAGTAATAAAATTATTAGACGATCTTATAGTTAAAACATTATGGCCAGATATGAAGGAGTTTGGTGAAAATGCTGGAACTATGATCGAGGATTTCATTCAGCACTGCGAAGAAATTGGACACATAGATTTCAAAGCTTTACTCAGTACTATTCTTGGAATAGGAGCAATTGCTAAAGAGAGTTTTGGTGGAGCAGGAGATTCGATAGATTCTTTTACTTCGAAATTATATTCTCTTAGGTCTAAGATAACAGGATATTTAAAAGGTTGGACCGATCAGGCAGCCGGATTTAAGAAAACGATGATTGATACATTTGATGGTGTATTTTCTTTCATTGAAGACAAATCCGGAAAGGTTAATACAGCTAATATCTTAACTATCTTGTTAGGAGGGGTTTCTGTAAAGGCCCTTTATAATCTCTCTAAATTATTACAGGTTCTTACGGACAGATTTGGCGGTTTATTTGCCTTGCCAGCAGCGATTGGTAACAGCTTTATTAAATTAATGAATCAAGGAGCACTAACACTTAAAACTTGGCAGGATTCTATCAAAGCTGACATAGTGATTAAAATTGCAAAAGCTCTAGCTATATTAGTGGGGTCAATAGCTTTGTTAACTGTGTTACCTCAGGATCGAATCGAAGGTGCTGTTGTCTTGATAGGTATATTGGGAGCAGCATTAACAGCATTTGCTTACGCGATCGGATCCATCTCAACAGAAAAGTTAGCAAAAGGATTCTCCGGAGTTTCGGCCATGGTTATTTCTATTGCTGGAAGTATTTTACTAATGACCGTTGCACTTGAGAAACTTCAAAATGTGACCATTAATAAATCTATGGCAATTAATATTGGAGTGATTACAGGGCTTGTAGGAGTGATTACAATATGCTCAGGAGCTTTAACAAAGTATACAATGGGCGCAAATGCTAAATTAGCAGCCGCTGGAGCTCTTCAAATTGTATCTTTAGCAGCCTCTCTACTACTGATGGTTAAAGCTATAAAAGGGTTGTCTAATTACAATATTGAAGATGCTGGGAGCACTATTGGTGCTTTAGTATTAGCTGTTGGATCGTTATCGGTTCTTATGATTGCTGTTGGAAAAGCGAATGGTTTGGGCGGAGCTAGAGGAGCGCTTACATTGTTAAGTTCCGTGGTAGCAATATACGGATTAGCTAAAGTAATGTCTAAAATTTCTAAGATGGACTTTAGTTCCATGAAGAAAGGATGGAAACAATTTGTAGCCGTATTCGGAACGATGATGCTGTTATTTAAGGCATCTGCTAAAGCTGGTCCGAATGCCTCTAAAGCAGCCGTATTACTACTTGGATTTACTGTTAGTCTACATGTTTTACTTGCTGCATTTGAGAAATTACAGAAGTACGATTTTAAGACAATGGCTAAATGCATAACGGATCTAATTGCACTGATGATACCTATTGGGGGTCTAATTAAAGCTAGCGCTAGCGCTGGACAATATGCTGCTAGAGCTGGTGTTATGATGATGACCGTTGCTGGTTCTATTGTAATTTTAACTGCGGCTATAGCTATACTATCCGGTCTTGACCAGTCAAAAATGGCAGGAGCGACCGCGGCTGTTGATTCCATAATCTTATGCATGTCAGCTATGATCAAAGCTGGCGATGTATCAATTGATGCTAAGAAGTCAGTGATAGTTGCTGCTTTGGTTGTAGGCGAGATAGCTGGAGTTATTGCTTTGTTGGCTCAGCTAGATCCAACTGGAGTTATGGCAGGATCAGCAGCAATATCATTGCTTTTAGGTGTATTTACATTATGCTTAAAAGGGTTCGCTGGTGTTGGAAAGGTGCGCGCTAGCGTTCTTTTAGCTGGTGCAGTTCTTTTGGAAATAGCTGGTGTTATTGGGCTAGTAGCTCAATTGGATTGGAAACGATCGTTAGCGGCATCAGCTGGATTAAGCATGGTTCTGTTATCTATATCAGCTTCTATGCTGATACTTCAAAATGTTCCTATTGCCGGGGCTATAAATGCGTTAGGAAGTTTCTCGATATTTGTCGCTGGACTCGCAGCAATTATAGCTGTACTCGGAGGTCTCAATAAGATACCTGGATTCCAGGATTTCATGAACGGTGGAGTTCAAGTATTAGAAATCCTTGGCGAAGGTTTAGGAAAATTAGTCGGCGGAATCATATCCGGCGTTGGTCAGGGAATTACAGATGGATTGCCGCAAATAGCTACAAATCTATCAGACTTTGCAAAGAAACTGCAGCCATTTTTATCTGCAATGGGCAAAGTAAAACCTGAGATAGGATCATCTATGTCCGTGCTGGCGGGGTGTATTGTCAAAATAGCCGGAGCAGAGATTGTAAATGCCATTTCTACCTTTGTAAACCTTGGAAAAGATCCAATTCAGAAATTTGCTTATCAACTTCAGTACCTTGGTGCTGGTATGAAAGCATATGGCGATCAAGTAGCAAATGTAAATCCGGAAACAGTTAAGGGCACCGCAATAGCGGCTAAAACTCTAGTTGAATTAGCGAATGCTATACCAAGATCTGGAGGATTAGCTCAACTTTTAGCTGGGGCAAAGGATCTCGCTGATTTTGGATTATCTCTTATCCCGTTCGGAGCAGCATTCGCAATGTATGCTATGGAAGTTGCTAATATAAACCCTGGTGTAATCAAAGGAACGTCTTCTGCAGCTCAAACATTAACAGATTTAGCTAATGCTATACCTGAAGCTGGCGGATTAAAACAGTTACTGACAGGGTCTAAAAGTTTAACTTCATTTGGATTATCTCTTATCCCGTTCGGAGCAGCATTTGCTACTTATTCTAGTCTAGTGGCTGGTGTTAATACATCAACTATAAAGGCTACATCTGCAGCAGCAATGACGATAAGCGAATTTGCAAATTCCATTCCTAAGTTAGACGGTATGAAAGAGTGGTTCGTAGGAGGTTCTGAAGATTTAGGAACTTTCGGCAAGAGTATGGTCTCATTCGGTAAATCATTTGCCAAATACTCTGATTCTGTATCTAAAGTTGATACCGAATCGATAAATGCTACATCTGCAGCAGCAATGACGATTACTAAATTGGCCAAAACAATACCAAGTTTGGATGGTATGAAAGAATGGTTTGTCGGCGGTTCTCAGGACTTAGGAACTTTTGGTAAGAGCATGGTATCATTTGGTAAGTCATTTGCTAAGTACTCTAAAACGGTATCCGGAATCGATACCTCAACTATAACGGCCACGTCAGCAGCTGCTACATCCATTGCAAAACTGAACGACGATCTACCAGAAGCAACCTCTGCTAAGAGTATACTCTTTGGCGGAAACAAGGAGAGCTTGAAGAAATTCGGAAAGAATCTCGTATCGTTTGGCGAGAGTTTTGTCAGTTTCTCAGCAACAATAAAAGGAGCTGATACATCTAACGCTGGAACTATTGCTAAGCAGTTATCAGATTTTATTAATTCATTAAACGGAGTTAAGGGTGGACTAGATAAAAAAGTCAAAGACATGAATAAAGCGTTTAAGGCTTTAGGTAAGACATCCTTAGAATCTGTGCAGAATGGGTTCGAATCAAAATCGGGGGATTTTAAGAAGGTTGGTTCTAAGGTTGTTGGATGGATCTCAGCTGGAATGAAAAACAATAGCGAAGATATGAAATCTCCGTCATCAAGCGTGGCCAAGAAGTTCTTGAAATATGTCACCGATGCGTTTAAATCAGATACAGATACGACCGATGGATTTAACTCGGTGGTAAATAGCGCTCTCAGTACAGCTAAAAGTACATTTAATGATTATAATTCGAAATTCAAAGACGCCGGTTCGTCATTGGCTAAGAATCTTGCTAGCGGCATGAAATCTAATTCTAAGGATTTTAGCACGGCTGGTGCTAATGCGGCTATAGGATTTATGAGTGGAGCAAAGAACAAGAGCTCTGAGGTATACTCAACTGGTGTTTCATTGGGTAATCAATTGCTTAAGGGAATGAAGAGTAAAAAATCTCTTGACGAGCATTCGCCTTCCAAGAAAACCAATAAGATTGGTGCTTATGCTGGAGAAGGACTTGTTAAAGGTGTCAAATCTAAAGCTGGAGATGTTGAGCTTGCGGGAATTGATATGGGACGAGGAGCTTTGCTAGGCGCTGGAAAAGGAATAAAAGACGGCGCTAAGAAAGCTCAAAAAACAGTTACAGGATATGTCAAGGGAATTAAGAAATCCATTAGTAAATCGGTTGGAAATAAAGACGTTGATGGCGTCATGAAGACCGTAAATGGTATTCTTAATGCAGGCAACAGTACGTTTTCAGACCAAATGGATAAAACGACAAAAGACATTATCAAAAATGCTAACAAAACTGGAGCTGGCGTAACTAGTGCATATGATAGCACTTCTAAGAAAATTACAGGTAGGTCTAAGAAGAACAGCAAGAAAGCAAAGATCAAGATGACCAAAATCATAAAGGTCGCTTATCAGTTTGGAAAGACTTTCGACAAAGCTGTAAGCTCGTTTAATAAAACTCCTTATGAGACGATTACTAAAATCTCTAAGAGTTTAGGGAAAGAGCTTCTCAAGACAACACCTAAGCTTAAGACACTTAGCAAAGCTACTAAAACTGCCGAAAAAACTATCAAGAATTTTGCTATTGCACTGTATAAGGAATCGGATCAGTATAAGGAAGACACTAAGTCTGTTAAGCAGCACGAGGCAGCTTTGAAGAAACTTCTTAAGACACAAGATCGTTTAAAGAAGGGTCTTAGCGCTTCAGGCAAGAAGCTTAGCAAAAAGAATCTCAATTCGGCTATTAAGGAAAATAACACTGCTATTAAAAATGCTGTGAAACAGCTGAAAGATGATCAAAAGACGATCCAGTCCAATATTAACTCGACGTTCAAAGAATACAGGAACAATATCATTAATTCGATAAAGGAATATACTAAGTTTACGAATATTGCATTCGATAACTCTAGGAACATATTCTCCGAATTCTCTGATTCCATGGACGATGAGATGAGTACAGTTCTTAAGAACATGGAAAGTCAGGTTGATGGTTATCAGGAGATGAAGGATAACCTTGCGAAATTATCCAAGAATGGTCTTAGTAAGGGACTTATTGATACTCTTAAAGGTATGGGAGAATCTGGGTATGCATACATAAAATTATTTGCAAATGCTTCAAAAGAAGAAATCGACAGAGCGAACAAAGCGTATGCAGAAGCCAGCAAACAAACGAAAGAAGATATTATAGCTTCTTATAAACAGACTTACCAAGATGCTGTCAAGTGGAAGAACTCCATTAAGAAGATGCTAAATCAGGGTTGGGATATTCGACTTGTTCAGGAATTGGTTGACGAGGGTCCTGGAAACCTTAGTAAAGTATTGGAAATGCTTACTTTTTCAGATGAAGAACGTAAAGAAATAAATGACGTATATGTTAAGAATCTCAAACTTCAGAAATCTGGAGCTAATGATATTATCAAGTCGTTTGCTTTGAAGAAAGAAAAAGAAGCTGCCAAGAAGAAAGCGAAGAAATCCGTTAAGAAAACAGCCAAAGAAGTCAAGAAAGATGTAAAAGAAATTCCAAATGCTGTTTCTGAAGCAGCTAAGGAAATGGAGAAAAATCTCAAGAAGATAAACAACGATTGGGACGATGCAAAGAAGAAAATCGAAGATACGGCAAAGTCTATGACGGAATCCGTAAAGAGCAGTCTCGATAGCTTCACGTCATTTGTTAATTTCGACATTTCAAGTTCTACGGATTACTTTACGAGATACGATGAAGTGGTAAATGACCTCGGCAATGATACTATTATCGACCGTATGTGGTCGCAGGTTAATGCTGAAAAGAGGGTAATCGAAGGTCTCGAGGAACTAAAGAAGATGAGATTTGCAGACGGATTGCTGGATTATCTTAAGAGTCTAGGGACGCAAGCAATACCGTATATCGAAGGATTCAAGCTTGCAACTAGTGAACAAATTACAGAAGTAAATAATCTATTTGCTGAAAAAATGCAAATGACAAAAGATTCGGTAAAGCAACAAGCCAGAGATAATGTCGAAGCTGTTAAGAAATGGGAAGCTGAAATACTTGACCTTGCTAAATCGCTAGATCCTAGATTGTTAAAAGAACTAGTCGATCAGGGAATGAGCGCAGCTGATCTTGTTGATGTATATTACAGCATGACGCCTGCTGAAAGAAAAGAAATGAACGATCTGTATGTCGAAAAATTGTCAATAAATGAAGAAGTAGCAAAAACAGTATCCGACTCATACAAAGAAGCAGGTCTAGGTGCTGTTAATTCTATGTATCAGGGAATGATCGATGCAGCTACAGGTAAGGATGTGTCTTCTAAGAAAGGCTCGTCCAGAAATCTTAAAGGGTCAGCAGCTACAAAAACGGTTAATGCGGTAGCTAAGTCGTTCGACGAGGCACTTAAAAAAGATACGTCATTCAAGTCTTCAGGTAAGAAAGCTGGAAACCAGTTCAAAGCTGGAATTGACTCAGCTTCCGAAGGGGTTGCAAAGTCTGCAAAGCAATCAGCCAAGAAGGCTTGTACAACCTTTACGAATTACGCAGAAACAAACTTCAAGAAAGCTTTTAAATCTGCCGGAACATCTCTTGGTTATTGCTTTGCTTTAGGTCTTGCTGCAACAACGGTTTTAACAGCTGTAGAATCTTCTTGTAAATCAGTGGTAGATAAAGCATTATCTTCGTTTTCAAAAGGCAGTGACAAAGCATCTTCTAAAGGAAGTGCACTTGGTAATTCATTTGCTCGAGGCATTATAGGAGCTATACCATCAGCTGTTAGTGCTGCTCAGGCATTAGTTGACGCTGTGAACGCAGTACTATCTAAAATACAGATGCCTAGTTTAAGTGCCAGTGTTAACACTTCGAATCTGTCGTCAATGGTTAGTAGCGGAGTGACATCAGCTACGGGATCTTCTGTAGCAGGATCTAGTGCTGGTTTAGCAGCTTCTATAGCCGGAAGTTTGGCTGGAAGCGTACTTGGCAAAAGCAATCTTAGTAAAGCTATATCGCTACTTCAAAATGGGGGAAGATCATCTCGAGGTTCTATTAAGGGTTCCAGCGCCCCAGCAGTAACTAACAACTATACATTCAACCAGACTAATAATTCGCCTGTAGCATTATCTAATAAAGAGATATATCGACAGACAAAGAACCAGTTTAGTCAATTAAAGGGGGCTCTTAAATGATAAAGAAAGTAATCGTTACTAATTATTTAGGGGAATCCCTAGAAATGGAACTAGCTAGGCCTGAGGTTTCGGGTCTAGCTATAACAGATATCGAAGGTTTAGGGCCAGTTAAGGCAACTATCAATACTAGTGAGATAGCGACCGGAGATGGAGCATTATATAATAGTGCTAAACTTGAAACTAGAAATATAGTTATGACTCTGGATTTTAGATTCGGAACAGATATCGAAACTATTAGGCATACTACATATAAGTATTTCCCTATCAAGAGATACCTCACGTTGACATTTGTAACAGATCAGAGATCTCTTGATGCTTTCGGTTATGTCGAGTCGAATGAACCTGATATATTCCAGGCTCATGAAACTACTCAAATCTCCGTAATTTGTCCAGACCCATACTTCTATGCAACTAATGGAAAGACGCTTACATTATTTAGTGGCGTCAATCCTAAATTCGAATTTCCATTTGAAAACAATTCGTTAACTGAAAAGCTCATAAACTTCGGTGATATCGTGCATATGTATGAGAATGTAGTAACGTACAAAGGAGATGCTTCAGTTGGCATAACAATAACAATTCATGCGCTAGATACAGTAAAAGATATTGTTATCTATAACGCTAGAACTCGTGAAGTTATGAGAATAAATACTGACTTTATACAGACCTTAACCGGTCAAGCATATGGTGCTGGTGATGATATCATTATAAATACTAAGCGAGGAGAAAAGTCAGTTACATTACTGAGAGCCGGATTAACGACCAACATTCTCAACTGCTTAGGTAAAGGATCGAGCTGGTTCCAGCTGTCAAAAGGAGATAATATCTTCATCTACAATGCTACAGAAGGAGCAATGAGTATTCAGTTTAAGATCGAAAACGATATAATATACGAAGGAGTATAACTTATGGAAGGTGATTAATTTGAGGAGGTAAGCAATGGAAGCTACAATATTAAACTCAAGGTTTGAAAAAGTAGCCATTATTGACAGGTTCAAGTCCTTCATTTGGACTGATAGATATCAAGAGAATGGGGACTTTGAACTCTACCTCACTTTGGACATGGATGGAGTGTTTCCTTATCTAGTCAATGACTACTATCTTCAAAATGACGATTCAGTTCACATGATGATTATTCAGGGAATGCTTCTTGAAACGAATACCACAGAAGGACCAACAATTAAAGTTATAGGTTACTCTCTTGAGAGCTTGCTGAAGCGTAGGATAATATGGGACAATACTACACTTGGTGGGAATTTCCAAGATGGAATAGAGAAGCTTATAAATGACGCTATAATAGCGCCGTCAAAATCGGAAAGAAAGATTCCTAACTTTATATTCAAGAAGAGTACAGACAGTAGAATAACCGCTCTGACAATTGACACAAAGTATGAGCAGCATGAAAACTTATACGAGGCAATAAACTCACTTTGCGTAGAAAAGCAAATTGGATTTAAAGTTACGTTAAATGAAAATAAACAATTTGAGTTTGAGCTGTACAAAGGCGTTGATAGATCTTACGCACAGCAATTAACTCCGTATGTTGTATTCAGTCCTTCATTTGAAAACTTAAATAACACATCTTATTTGGACAGTAAAGAAGATTACGCAAACGTTGCGTTAACTGTTGGAGAGGATGGAGATACACAAACATTATCCGGGAATCCGTTGAAGATTACTAAAGAAGTGACTAGGGACGGAGAAACTCAGGAACAGTTGAGCGGTATGCATCGATGCGAGATATATGTTGATGCCGGGTCGATTACTTCCGAGGATGAGGACCATAAAATGAGCGACGCCGAGCGACTGAAAGTAGTTGCTCAGAAGGGCAAAGAAGCTTTAGCTGAGAAACCACATACCATATCTATGGATGGAGATGTTGATCCTCATACTATGTTTGTATACGGACGAGATTTCAAAATGGGGGATGTAGTACAGATAGAAAACGACTATGGTATTAAAGGGACATCAACCGTGTCGGAATTTATCATGTCCCAAGATTCTAGTGGGGAAACTTCATACCCTACTTTTACAGACTTTGTAAGTGCCGATGATAATAGAATACCAGTAGGCTCTTAAAGAATAAGATAAAGGAGGAAAAATATGAGTTTTGCATCTGGATTTTTTAATTCCGTAGATCATGATAGATTATATGATGCTACCGACATTTCAAGATTATTTGATGGCTTGATTCGGGATGGAATATTCGCATCTATTGGCGACTGTCTTGTCGTAAAGCAGAGCAATCAGATGAACGTAACGGTTGGAACTGGACGAGCATGGTTTAATCATACTTGGAGTTACAATGATGCGCTTTATCCAGTGACGATTCCACCATCGGAGATTCTTATGGATCGTATTGATGCAGTTGTTCTGGAGATCAATTCAGTTGAATCTGTAAGAGCAAACAGCATTAAATTAATTAAAGGAACGCCATCGTCTACACCAGCCAAACCGGCATTGACAAATACTAAAGAAGTTCATCAGTATCCATTGGCGTATGTCACAGTTGGTAAAGAGGTTACGTCAATCAGGCAGGCGGATATTGAAAACTGTGTAGGGACGAGCGCATGCCCATTTGTTACAGGCATTCTCGAGGTAATCAGCATCGAACAGCTTATTCCTCAGTGGAAAGATATCTTGAATCGGTTCGTAGAAGAGAATACTGCAAACTTCAATACATGGATGAATGGAGAGAAGCAGGAATACCAGGATTGGCTTACGGCCGCCAAGAAAGAGATTACGGATTGGCAAGCAACTTCAAAATCGGACTATCAGAAATGGTACGACAGTATTAAGAATGGCTATGATCAGTGGTTTGCTACAATTAAAGCCGCTTATGATGCTAACTGGTCAACATTCCAGCAGTGGGAAAAGGCGTCCCAGACAGAGTTTGATAAGTGGTTTGAAAATATAAAAAACAAACTCGAAGGTGACCTTGGAGTTAAACTTACTCTGGAAGCAGAGAAGCTAGGTAAAGAGAAAGTATCGCTTATTGAGTCAACGAAAACGGATCTTGAAGGTACTGTGGAAGCCCCGTTAATGTTAGGTAATGCTACGAGGAATTTGTTAAAACCACCATTAGCAGCGCATAGTGGTTATGGGATAAAAATGACTAAAATCAATGATGGTACGCTGAAACTGAATGGCACTGCACGTGAAAACTATGTGTTTTATTTACAAGGTAATAGCTCGCAATCGGTCCCATTTGAAAATACTGTTGGGGGATGTAAGATGCTAGGTTGTCCTATAAATGGAAGCCAAGACACTTACCGAATTGACGTTTGTTATTATAATAGTTCCGAATTAAATTCAGAATTGAAAGCTGTAGCATCTGATATTGGAAATGGGGTAATTATAAATGATGCTTATCCTTATTTAAATTATCGGTTATATATTAATAAGGGAACAACAGTGACAAATCTTATATTTAAGCCAATGGTTACATCCTATCTCGAAGCTACAATAGACGATTTCGTCCCATATTCCGGATATGATATTAAGACGATTGGAAAGAATATTGTTGGAAATCCAAGCAGCCGTAATTCGCCAACTGTTAAAGACGGGATTATTACATTCCCAGCCAAAAGCGCTGCTGATGATGATACTTATTTAAGGCTATATGATGATGTTGATATTTCTGCTTTTGATACGTTTAGAGTTGTTGTTGAAAGCATCAATGAAACTATTAATGGCCCAAACAAAAGTTATGTGTTAATCAAAACGGGAGGTAAAAAAGAATTTTCCACTCTATCTCATACGAGTTTCGAATCGAGTGCAAATAAATACGTATCAGAGGTGTTTAATTGCTTAGATTTTGGTAACGAAATTGCAGAAATTACGATTGTAATTAAAAAAGGTTATGCCTATCCCGGAGGATCTTATAAAATTTCAGTATTTAATGGCGAGGATAAAGAATTCTCAGATTGGGTTAAATATGTTGAGTCATCAGTCCACATTGACTCCTCGACAGAGTTTCCTAATTTCGATTTAAAATCCTTCGATGGGGCTACTCATATTATCTCACCAGGAAATGTTCAGTCATTCCATGCTGACGCACCAAATGGAAAATACCTGTTAGAGTCTATCAAGAAATCGGCAGAGTCTGGAGGCGTTAGCTATGGAGCAACCGAACCAACCAATCCTAAGCCTGGAGATTTGTGGGTAGATACGAATCATTCGAGTGTGTTAAAATACTATAATGGGGGGAATTGGGAAACCTCTAACTCTGGTATATATATCACTGGCGGTGGTTTTCCATCTTCGCCGTATAATGGTCAGTTATGTTATAGCCCATTTAGCAAAATGATGAATGTTTATATTGCATCCAGTGGTCCTTTTGGAGCTCCAGGTTGGTACCCAGTTGGATCGGATGATCCAGGAGGATACCATTACGGTGCTTCTGCCCCAACCAATACCAAACTCTTATGGATTGATACGTCAGGTGTAGCTAGGTTTTATAATGGCTCTGCCTGGGTACCATTAGCAGCTACGTGGGGATAATTCAAAATGGGGGTATAGATAATGTATTTATCGGGATTTGATCATTTTACGAAGGACAAAGAAAAACGAGATATAAAAAATCCCCGGGAGGAAAAATCAAATAAAGTTTTTAAAAAGGAGGGTGAAGATAATGCCTAATTTTCTTACCGCGGCAGAAATGAACACTCTTAAAGCCAAGGTAAAAACTGAAATGCAACGTAGAGCATATAATGGTTCTATGACTGGGTTTGCATCTGCATCGTACGACTTCTCCACAACTCCTACATCCGGAACTAAAGTCACAGCGGACCAAGGTAAAAAAGTAGTTGAGCCTTTATTGAATATTAAAGACCATGGAAACTTGAACACTGCCGATTTAAAGACTGGTTCTAAGATTCCATCTTCTTTTAGTAACGAATTGTTATCTTATACTGACTCATTATCTCAAGAGCCAATCGATGGGGCTAGCTCTTCATGCCGAGGAGCATGTTCTGGACTATGCGTAGGGACGTGCGGCAGCACATGTAGCGGATGTAGCAGCTGTTCTGGTGGATGTAGCGGATCTGGTGGATCTGGTGGCAGCGGCTCGAGTGGCTGCGGAGGATGCAGTGGATCTTGCGAAGGTTGCTCTGGTGGATGTGGAAGTAATTGTACAGGATGCAGTGTTTCGTGCTCCGGTAATTGTAGGGGTAGCAGTGGATGTAATGGATGTAATTCTAGATGTTCTGGATGCAGTGGATATTGCGAAGGTTGCTCTGGGTGTGCAGGATGTGGCGGGTCTTGTTCAAGTTCATGCTCGGCGAGTGGAAAAGGTTCGTCTTGTGCTACATGCTATAGCTGCACTGGCTGTGCTAGTTCATGTTCATCATGTTCATCATGTTCGGGATGTAGCGGATGCAGTGGATGTTCAGGCGGATGTGGCGGATGTGTTGGATGTACGTCAAGCTGCGAAGGTGACTGTGCTTCCCAATGTAGCGGATGCACCAGTGGATGCTATACCGCATGTTCAGGATGTTCAGGTGGATGTTCGGGATGTTCAGGTGGATGTTCGGGATGTTCGGGATGCGGTTCTGGATGTTACGGTTCATGCGCTGGAACATGTGATGGTTGTAGTAATGGCTGTAGTGGGCAATGTAAAAATGCATGCGCTACCAACTGCTCAGCAACATGCACTGGAACATGCCAAGCTCAAGCATTTGGTGCCGTAGTATCGGGGGGGGGTGAGGACCCAACAGTAGATCTGATTGCGAATGGTGAATGGACTTATGCAGTTGACACCAATTTAGTAACTGCTAAATCTGTAAGCGTAACTAGAAAAGGAACAGAGTATAATTTTAATATTGATGGTTTAACGATTTTAAATCAGAAAACAAATCTGGGCGACACAGCAATAACATTTATTAATGAACATGATTCATTGCTTGACCCTTCCAAAATGAGTGCCAATGAACCGACTATAAAATTAGATAGCAAAAATGATTGGTATCTTGTTCCAGTTTATCCAACATATAGGCTAAAGATTAACAAGGGAAAGCCATTAGCGACATTCGCTAATACATATTATAGCGAATTACATTTTAATATCAAAGCATAAAAACTATTAAAAGAAAAGGAGTTAACTAATATGAAAAACTTTACATTAGAACTTAACAAGGAAACAGCTGACTATTTACAGAGACTTGCATACGAGGTTATGACTAGAAAAGACGTTGTAGCTCATATGCTTGAGTCGGCGAAAGATGATACGGATGCTTCAGTGCTGGACTCAGTACCATTTAAGCATTATCACAAACTGCTTGAAGAGGCTGAGTGTTCCTACGACATTGCTAAAGCTGAGTTAGAAAAGTCTTTACAGCCTCGTGTTCTGGAGCATGAAGGAAAAGATGTTAAATTCAGATGGGCAGTAACAGACTTTTCAGAGCACCTCGTACACATTACCGTATTAGAGGGCTAAGCCTATGAAGAAGTTCGAACAGTTTCAGGATATGATCGGAAGGTTGTATCCTGAGACAATTATTACAAATAATGCATCTGACAGAAGAACTTTATCTCGTACCGTGACTTTTCAAGTAACAGACGAGTGTAACTTGTGCTGTACCTACTGTTACCAGATAAACAAAGGCAAGAGAAAAATGAAGTTCGAAGATGCAAAGAAACTTATTGATATGCTTCTTACCGGAGATGAACGCCTCGGTAACTACATCGACGCCTCTACATCACCTGGTATTATCATTGAGTTTATTGGCGGAGAGCCTTTCTTATGTGTGGATCTTATTGATCAGATTTGCACGTATTTCTATGATAAAGCTATCGAGTTGATGCATCCATGGGCAACAAAATTCTGTATTTCGATTTGCTCAAATGGTGTATTATATTTTGAGCCTAAGGTTCAGAAGTTCCTGAACAAATGGCGGCATAATCTCTCTTTCTCAATTACCATCGATGGAAATAAGGCTCTGCATGATGCTTGTAGAGTCTTTCCAGATGGTACTGGGTCTTATGATGTGGCAGTAGCTGGAGCTCGTGATTGGATATCAAGGGGATACTATATGGGCTCTAAGATCACCATAGCGCCAGGTAATGTGCAGCATCTATTCTCGGCGATTAAGCATATGGTAGAACTTGGATACAAAGATATCAATGCGAATGTCGTTTATGAAAAAGGATGGACATTGGAGCACGCGAAAATCTATTATGAGCAGCTCAAAATGTTAGCCGATTATTGGCTTGAAAATGACTTAGCCGATGACCATTTCATGGCATTATTCGAGAATGACTTCTTCAAACCAAAGGAAGAAACAGATCTTGAAAACTGGTGCGGAGGAACTGGCTTCATGTTAGCAATGGACCCAGATGGTTGGCTTTATCCATGTATTAGATATATGGAGAGCAGTCTAGGAACATCCCGAGAGCCTCTTAGAATTGGTCACGTCAATTTCGGAATTGCACAGAGAAAGTGTGATAAGCAGTGTGTTGAGTGCCTCAATAAAATTGACAGAAGAACAGAATCTAGTGACGAGTGCTTTTATTGTCCTATCGCCGAAGGCTGCAGTTGGTGCTCTGCATACAACTACCAGGAAAATGGAACACCTGATTCTCGTTGCACTTATATTTGCGATATGCACAAGACCAGATCTCTTGCAAATGCATACTTCTGGAATAAGTGGTATCGTAAGAAACATTGGAAACAGAGATTCAAAATATACTGCCCGGATGAATGGGCCATTCCTATTATTGGAGAAGAAGAACTTAATATGCTTAAAGAATTAAGTAAGGAGGATCAAAATGAAACTTAAATTTGGAAACGGAACAACAGTTGATATCCGTAAATTTACAAGAGAGTATGCTCAGAATCAATCAGGTAGAACTTATCTGAACATTACTTCAACATACGAATCCCCAGCAGTGTTTGACAGAATCGCTTCTACGGCTCGCAATGCCGACAATATCTCTCATATGGAGATTACAGACGACAATGAAAATGTCACTACATTCGACGGGTTCAAGCTGGACAATGTTATTGAGATCCATGATGGGTTGTCTAATGACGTCACCATCAGAGCGTACAAGAATGATCCAGTTATTACAACTGATGCTGACAACTCGGAATCGGAGGCTACTAGCGAGTCTTTGACATAAATCAAAATGATTAGGGAGGGTCTAGAAACGGGCTCTCCCTTGTATGGAGGTATTATAAAATGATTGAATTATCAAATACTACTGACCAGGTATTGCCTGCAGGTCAGTCCATTACCTTTGACAAAGTTCTTCTCAAAACAGGTTGTGCTGAGTGCCATAGAGAAAACACAGGATCTGTCAAAATGAGAGCTAATGGTATTTATGAAGTTTCTTTTGCTGGTAACATCTCTGGCGCAGTTGCAGGAACCCCCGTGCAGCTTGCATTTCAATTAGGAGGCGTAACTATGCCAGAGACGACCATGGTTTCTACTCCTGGAGCTGCTAACGCTTCTAACAATGTAGCTACTTCAACTTTAATCAAGAATTGCTGCGGGGACTACGATCGTATAACCGTAACTAATACCGGTACTGCGGACGTAACTGTCGCTGCTAACAGCGCTTTTATTGTTCGTAGACTTGCCTAAGGAGGTGTCGTCAAAATGGAAAAGATGAAAGATCTCTGTTCTATTAAGGCAACTCTTGTAGACTCAGTAAAGGAGCAGCTTTCTCATGGAATTGAGTGCGTAGATGCTCATGAAATGGGCGAAGTTGTCGATATGATCAAAGATATTTACGAAGCTGAGAACTACTGCCTGCAGTCAAAGTACTACAAATCGATTGTAGAGGCTATGGGAGATGGGTCTTACGGTTACAACCCAAATCGATACGCCTCTAGTGGTAGATACGCTTCAGCTGGGCACGGATCTAGATATGGATATATGCCATATTTAGAAGGTGAAGACTACACTATGCAGCAGTATCTAACAGGCGACCCAACAGAGTTCGCAGACCAGATGAAGCTCCGTTATGGTTATATGGATCAAAATGAACCAAAAATGATGAATAAGCCAGTTAGCACTTATGGTGCCGCGTATGATTCTTGGTCTGATGCGAGAAAACATTACACGAAAACTGGCTCATCAGAAGACAAAGAGAGAATGGAAGAGCGTGGAAAAGAACATGTCGAGAAGGCTATTATCTCTATGCGTGATATTTGGAGCGAAGCAAGCCCTGAATTGAAGCGTGCAATGAAAACCGAACTTTCTACATTAGTAGACAACATGACTATCTAAAGAGAACTGCGATTATGGACAGATTCTCAATGAATGGATATTTATGGAGGATAAAGTTCGTAAACCCAAATGACAAAATGCTTATGGATAGGACTGGAAAAATGACATTAGCCACCACAGACCCAAACCTTGCAACTATTTTCATGTCGAGGAGCTTATCTGGTGCACTCCTCATGAAAGTTCTTATCCATGAGCTAGGTCATTGTGCTCTTGTTAGTTACGGTCTACTAGACGATATTCATAAGGTTGTAAAACCAGAATATTGGATATTAGCAGAAGAATGGGTCTGCAACTTTATAGCCGATTATGGAGCTAAGATATTTTCAATAGCTTATTCTGTATTAGGTAATGACGCATGGATGTTTATTCCTTATGAGCTTGATAAAGTAATCGCATAAGGAGGAAGATTATGGAAAGTATCGTATCAATTATCGTCACTGTGTTGTGTTCGGTTATTGCATCATCTGGGTTCTGGGCATGGATTCAGAAAAAAGATGATAAAAAATCATTGCAAAGTCAGATGCTCATTGGACTGGCCCACGACCGCATTGTGTCGTTAGGGATGGTCTACATCGAACGTGGATGGATCACTAAAGATGAATATGAGAATCTGAGAGACTATCTTTACGAACCGTACAAAGCCTTAGGGGGCAACGGCTCCGCAAAAAGAGTTATGGAGGGAGTAAATAGACTCAAGATATTTACAGTACCTCCGACAAAGGAAGGAGAAAGTAAAAATGAAGTTAACGAATAAACAGTATGACATTCTTAAATGGATTGCATTGATTGCTTTACCAGCAGTAGGTACTCTGTATTTCACACTGGCTACTATCTGGGGGTTTCCATATGGAGATCAGGTTGTAGGAACTATTACTGCAGTTGACACTTTTCTGGGTGCTCTGCTCGGTATTAGCACAAGTAAGCATAACAAGCGCAAAGCTGCTTCGGCAAAAAAGCAGTAATGCACATACGATGTCTCTAGACTTTCAATACGAGGGTCTAGGGACGTCAGAGTATCGCCAAGAATTCAGGGTGTGTTTCTTTTTCGCTAAATTTTCATGCGTTATAATGAAGATTAAACCATTATATTTAAGGAGGAATCAAAATGGGTAAGCTGATGTATCAAATTATAATCAAAGAGAATTATGTTAATGACTATATCTTAGGACGGATATCGGGAATACTCGATTGGTGTGCGTACACTGGTGATAATGTAAAATCAACAGACGTATTGCACGTCAATGGAGAATGGATATTCAATTGTAAGATGTATTATGAGACATATCTCAAAATACGAAACTATATAACAGCATGTTATCCGAATATTAAATTTGAATACTTCAAAATCATGGATAATCAAATGGTTGAGGCCTGATTCAGGGTCTCTTTCCTTTTCGCGAATAATTCTATTGCTATAATGAGAACTAGAGACATTATTATAAGGAGGTACTTATTATGAAGAACATGAGAACGGTATTAGTTGTTAAAGCAAAGGATAAGAGTGAAGCAAAAGCGGCTTTAGAGTACGCCATGGAAGCACTCGATGCGGATGATTTACAAAAGAATATCGAAATCAAGGTTAGTGTTCCTACAAAAAGAACTTGTAACCTTGTCTCAATGTGGAAACATTAATTCAAAATGGGGTCTAGAGAAATCTAGGCCTTTCATTTTTTACCTCGCATTTAATTCCTTTCCTATAATAGGAACTAGAGACGTATTTAAAGGAGGTACATAAATATGAAAGGATTATTAAAGATATTCAAAGATGGACGTTGGTTAATCACTATATTCCCAGTAGCAATACTTGTAATTGCGGTATTGACTATGATAGGAATTATGAACCCAATTGTAGCATTTAGATGTGGAATTATTGCGTATTTTGTAGCAATGGCGTTTAGTTATGACGAAGAGGATGAGGACTAATTCAGGTCCTCTCTTCTTTTCTTCGCATATTTTTCTTTTCATATAATGAACGGAGTGATTTATATGTATTACGATTTAGTAAAAAGTAACGGAACTATAGCACTTGTTCAGGAGGTGTCTAGCAATGGATACTTGGTAGTTGATAGAAGAACTGACGAGGTATTAAAAAGGACATGTGACAAAGACACAGGTGTAAGAGCATATGACAAAATTGTAAACGAAATGAACGAATCTGAGATTGAGGCTTAAACAAGGCCTCTTTCTTTTCGCAACAAAATCATGCATTATAATGAAGACTACATATTTAGGAGGTAAACTATTATGAGACAAAGAATTGAGAAAACATTTGCATTGGTGTCAGCTTTAAGCTTTGTATGTGCACCAACGTTACTAATGTTCATTGGATTCTGGATGATCTACAACGTAGGTCTCTGGATTGGAATAGCATTTAGTGCCGTTGGATATTTTGCATCAGTTTGGGAGTATTTCCAATTGCAGACATATTTCGATAAGAGAAAGAAGAAAAATCAAAACACAACTAAATAGAGGTCTAGGGACGCGGGCGATTCAAAGCCCGTTCCTTTTTCGCAAGATATTCTGTTCCTATAATAGGAAAGAAAGGAGGAGCTAAAAGATGAAAGAATTCTTAGCAAACATAGTAAAGGTATTTATTACATTAGCGATTTTAGGACCAGTAATTGCATTGGTAGGAATCGGTCTTGGAATAGGAGCTTTACTATTCTAACTAGGATGAGTCAGTGGAAACATTGGCTCTTTCTTTTCTCGCAAAAATCTCATATGCTATAATGAGAAATAAACTATTATCATAAGGAGGTAATTACAATGAAAGGATTATTAAGCAAACAGATTACTTATGGAGGATGGATCAAAATGACACTGATCGGAACAGCGATCTCAGTGGTAATTATGGTGATTGAATTCATAGGGCTTGGGATTATTGATCGTCCATTCAAGAAGAAAAACCAAAAAGATGATGAGGAGGATTAAAGTCTAAGGGCTATGGAAACATGGCCTTTAAGCTTTTCGCAGAAAGGAGTCAAAATGACAGTAAAAGAATTTTTGGAAAACAACAAAGCAGCAATTATGTACGATTTCGCAAATAAGGAATTGGAGAAAATCTTAGCGCGATCAAAAGAATTGAATAAGAAAATGAAAACATTACCTGACAAAAATTCAGTAGAAGGATTAAACATTCTTGTCGAATCGCAACGTTTAGCAGGAAAAATCGAAGGCATTAACCTTATCATGGAAGAACTCGAACACCTCGCAAAAATCTCATAGTGTATAATGAGATGAAAGGAGGAATGTAAGATGATTACATTGATAATTTTAGGAGCTATTTTATTAGGAGTGATAGTAGTTGGAATAGCACTGCTCTTAGCAGGAGGTATTTCAATATTATTCACTTTCGGAGATGTGATAGTGGCAGGATTGATAATCTATGCTATCATCAAACATATCTGGAAAAAACATCACAAAAACTAGGAGGGGCCTACATAGGCTTCTCCTTTTATATTAAAGGAGGATACAAAAATGGTAGTAAAGTATGTTGAAGATTTTGTTGGATTGGACGGTCATTTCTACGAGAGTAAGGTAGCATCTGAGTGCAATTCTATTCGGTTGGTTCCGAATTGTGGAGGCATGATGTCAGCTGTATTCTTATACCGGGACAATGATCAGAGTATGATTATTCCATTCTCAGCAAGAGAACTTGATAAGAAGATGGTGTACCTGGACAACAATATCTTTGATATTCACGTTGGAACAGGCATTATTGACTTGTCTGGATTCAAGGCTGTAAAGCTGTCAAAATATATCGAGCTGAATTCAGTTATGAAGACAATAGGCAAGAGCCCGTTAATCGCTGGTAAGTTACCAAAGGAAATTCCAGTCGATACGAGGGACATCTCTAAAGATATTTACCACGCAGTTGAGTTCAATGATGACAGCTTTAATCAGTTATTCAAAGCTATGAAGGAGGAAATGTAATGTTTAAGACATGTATAATCGTCCCTAGAGTAGGCCAGATGCCAGATACTATCAATCATATTTTGGATGATATTGGGTGGCATGTAGATACAATTATCTTCGAACCAGATCAAGTAAGCTTTTATGTACGCTATAAATGGTACCAATATTATAAAGTATGTGCATTCAAAAAGGCGGTGAAAAACTATGCGAAAAGAGTCAAATATTATTATCGCACCTCTATCCCTAGATATTTATTTTCACAAGAGACAAGACCATCACCAGACAAATTCCAAAAAGCGCTCGCAGAGTTTTCCTACGCAGCCGCAGTTCAAGGAGGTATTAGATGCGGAGATATCGAAGCTATAGTCAATGACGATGGTGTAGTTATAGGATATAAAAGATAAGGAGGAATTAAAATGAACGTATTAGTATGTATTATATGTGTAACTATTGGCTACCTTGTCGGTATGAATGTTGGCAAAAACGTAACGAAAATGTCTTGCCCAGGCATCATCAAAATGGCTAGGGACGAGGATAGCGAAGGGTACTACTGTGCTCTTGAGGTTAAGGGAAAAGACTCTCTTAAAGAGATGTACAATTCCGATACAGTAACGTTCGAAGTTAGGCGTATGTCGGACACGCAAATAAAACAGGGCTTATAATGAGAACTTTATTGTTATAATATTGAAAGGAGTCAAATATGGCAAGAGAAGAAGGAACTGAAAACTTAAGAGAGGTATTAGAGCAAACAATTCTTGAAGAGGACAATAAACTCTTCGATGAAAAGATTGGAGACGAGCGAAACGCTATTGCCGACAATTTGGTGAACTTCTACAAGTTGAAATTGGAAGAAGACAAGCTCACACAGGAGCGTGATATCAAAATGAAAGAGTTTGATCACAAAGAAAGAGAACTCGACATTAGAGAACGCGAATTGGAGCAGTCTAAAACTAATTCAAAATTAGAGTTGATCAAATCCGGAGTAACGCTGGCCGCTTGGGCCGGTCTTAGCATCGGAGTGATGGTCTTCGAAGGTAATGGAGGAGCAATACTTAGTAAGGCATTTCCGGGGATCTTTCCAAAGACGAAGATCTGAGAAACAAGAAAGTTAAGTTTATAGGCTATGGAAACATGGCCTTTAAGCTTTTCGCAAATAATTCTTAGTCTATAATGAGAACTTTATTGTTTTAAGTTGAAAGGAGAATTAAAATGAAAGAAAAAACTAAACAGAAACTTAACGAGGCAAAAGAGTATGTTGTTGAGCATAAGAGTGATATCATCGCTTTCTGCGCTACGACTGTAGTTGCGGTTGCAGCTGGTCGTGCTTATGGTGCTATGATTGGAAAGTACATTGGCATGACAAATGCAGAAGCATACAGAAATGGATGGCAGAAAGGCATGAGTGATTTTCACGATCGTATGCTGAGAGACAACATTGAAAATGCTGAAGTTGTTAAGGCTTTAGTGGAATTTCAGGATCGAAACACAAAATAATAAAGAACGAAGTTTATAGGCTATGGAAACATGGCCTTTAAGCTTTTCTAAAGGAGTTAGTTATTATGGATACATTCTTATTAGCATTCTTAACAGCGTTTATAGTACTGATGATCTCAGAAAGACGCCATCGCAAATAATTCATTTATTATAATGAAGGAGGTGATAAAATGGGCAAAGAAACTTTATTGAAGATTGGTCAGATTGGATGCACTGCATTAGCAGGATTCTTAGGAATCTGTTTGACACAGTTAAGTATCGATAAGGCAGTCGATAACAAAGTAAAGGCTTTAGAATCAACCGACAAAAAAGAGGATGAGGACTAATTCAGGTCCTCTACCTTTTCTAGAAAGGAGTCAAAATGAACACTGAACAGGTAGGATATTTTATTAAAAGAAACATGCCTACTATATTATCTATAGGTGCGGCTGTAGGTGTGATAGTATCAAATATTCTTACAAATAAAGCATCTATCCAAGCAACACTTAAAGTTGATGAGGTTGAGAAAAAGAAGCATAGAGAGCTTACATTTATTGAAGAGGTAAAAGTTGTAGCTCCGATTTATGCTCCGTCTATTGTAGTTGGCGCTGCTACAATAGGGTGCATCTTTGGATCGAACTTCTTAAACAAGAAACAGCTGGCTGCATTAGCAGGAGCTATGAGTCTCTTGCAGGCAAATTTTAAGCGATATAGAGAAGAAGTAGTACACGAGGTAGGCAAAGAAAAAGAAGAAAATATTTGGAAAGCTAGCAGAACTCCAATTACGAAAACAGTATCTGAGCAGGAATCAAAATTTGTAGACACAACTGGATTAACATTCTTCATTGATAGCTTGACTGATGAGGGTTTCTATGCCGACAAAGCGACAGTAGAATCAGCTATATTAAAGCTGAATAGGAAATTGGCATTAAGCCCTGTTCACACGGTAACTTACGATCAGTTTAGATACGATCTCGATTTGCATCCAACAAGTTTTGGAAGCGTTGTAGGTTGGTCTAAGATCGATATGGACGAGAATGATAAGACAAATGAATGGGTTGATATTCAACTTGTGCCGTTTGAAAACACTGAGGGTTACTATATACGATATCTTGATTTACCGCATGGATTATTCATGGAAACCAAAGCGGAGAAACGAGAAGTTAAAGGCTGGTTCAAAGACATGGAATACAGCTCAAGCATGCTGATATAAGAAAGGAGAAACAAAATGAGTTTTTTAAACAATTTAATTAAGGAGGCAAACAAGGTTCCAGTCATTGCCGATAAGAATGCACCGATGCTCCTTATGATTGCTGGAATCGGCGGGTTAGCAGCTACAATAATAAGTGCAGTTAAAGCTACACCATTGGCAATTGACAAAATGGATGATGAGATTGCTAGGCGATACGAAGAAGGAGAAATCGAATACGAGGATCTGCCAATGTCTGTAAACAAATCTGACATGGCATATAGATTCGAGGAACTCGGTCCGAAGCAGATCGTAAAGTCTTGCTGGAGGTGCTATGTTTCTACAGTGATTTTAGGAGCCTTAAGCATCTCAGCATTTATCGGATCATACAAAGTAAGCACAGCTAGACTTACAGCTATGACAGCAATGTATGAATTCACAGCAAATGCATATGACAGATACCGTAGAAATGTAGCCAAAGTATCACCAAAGACAGATGTCAAAGCTACCAAAGCTGCTAGGGACGAACAGGTAAAAGAGATCTCAGAGTCTAAGTTTGATGGCATGCCAGAAGGAAAAGAGGTTTGTATCGACCTCTATACAGGCAACGTGTTCTATTCGACAAGAGAAGAAATACTGCAGGCCGTTGGAAAGATAAAAGATCGATTCCTTGGCGGTGAGATGTTTATATCTCTTAACGAATTTTATGATGAAGTAAATGCAAGTCATGTGGAAGTAGGAGATGATGTAGGATGGTCACCAGACACTTACGTAGATGTCCAGTTCGACTCAACATTGAGAAATGGAAAACCATGCCTGACAATTGGATATTTCGCAAATCCGAGGTTTGATTACCGCGAGTTAATGTAAGCTCGCAAAAAAATCATATATTATAATGAGAGATATACCAAAAAATTTAAGGAGGACAAAAGTATGTCAGAATTACAGAATGAGAAAACAGAGGTTATGGTATCAGAGGACGTTAACACAACGCCTGCAACTGAGGAATCTAAGGACGACGATTCATTAGGCAAACTTGGGATTGCACTGATCGGATTAGCGGCTGTCGGAACTTACACGCTTGGAAAAGCGGCAGTTAAGGGAGGCATGAAGTTAGTCGAGAAGGTAAAAGAAAAGAGAGCCGACTTGAAGAGGTTTAAAGACTCTAAAGATGCGGACTATAGTGAAGCGGAACCTGAAGACGATGCCGAAGAAGATCAGGATGAAACTGAAAACGAAAAGTAGTACTTAAAAAGATTGGAAATCTTTTGGTCTAGGATCATGGAAACATGGTCTTAGACTTTTTGTTTTAGAAAGGAGTCAAAATGGAAAGACTGGAAAGTAATTCAATCGCTACAGGCGCTAAGGCAACAAAGAAGAAACATACAAAATCTGAAGAGCGTCAGAAGATTGAAAAAGTAGTAAAGAATAGAGTAACGACTCAGAAAAAATCCCTGGGTCAGAAATTCGGAGAAACATTTTTAAGCGATGAATCTGGAGGTGTTGGATCGTATATCTTTAATGATGTACTGATTCCAGCATTAAAAGATACATTCGTAGATATGGTCGAAGGTGCTATCAATATGGCATTCTATGGCGATACAAGACGTAGATCACGTGGACGTAGTAGCTTCAGTCGTGGTAGCGTAGAGCGAGTATCGTACGATGACAGATTTGATGACCGTAGACGTAGATCGGCTCCTCGAGGACGGGCTAGATACGATATGGACAACATCCGATTTAAGACTCGAGCAGATGCAGATTTAACTCTTGATACCTTAACTGAGTATCTTGACAAGTATGATTCTGTATCAGTCGGAGATGTATACGAGTCACTTGGTATTCCGACACAGGCAAATGACTTCCATTATGGTTGGTATGAACTTGGTGGAGCTCATATTAGAAAGTCTAGAGACGGCGGATATGTATTAGAGATGCCGAGATTGGAGGAACTTGACTAATGATTAAAATAATTGAACCTGGAACGAGGACTGTAGCTGAGTGTTGTCACTGCGGCTGCAAGTTTTCTTATGAGAGAGAAGACGTTCAGAGTCGTCCCTACAAGGTAGCAGATGGAGTTGTACCAGCTATTACTAAGCTGCCGATATTCTTAGAGTCTTATGTGACATGTCCACAGTGTGGTAAGACTCTTACAGTAATGTCCATTAAAGGACAGAAAGCATAAGGAGGAATCAAAATGGGAGACAATATAAATCACCCGGATCATTATCAGAATATTGCTGGTGTTGAGGCTATTGATATTCTGAATGATGTGGTTAAAGACCTGCCAGGTGTGCGGGCCGCAATGTTATGGAATGCTATGAAGTATTTGCTTCGGTTTCAGAAGAAAAACGGTGTCGAGGATCTGAAGAAAGCTCGGAATTATCTGGACTATCTGATTGCGGATATGGAAGCAACATGTAATGCGGCAGAGCAATTATGGGACACATGGTATTCAAACGAGTATGGACACGTGTGGATATTTGCAGGAACGAATCCTAAAGGAATGCCAACGAAGTTAATCTTCGAGACAAAGGACGCTGCAGAAGAATTCAAGAGTGTATTTTACAATATGATCAGTGAAGGATACGACAAATTCTCAATTGCAGATGCCTGCTTAGAGATGAAGTTCAAGTTCACCAAAGGAAACAAATGGAACAATTGGGATGAGCTTGTACCATGGGAAAAAGTTCATAACAGATTCTCTATCAAAGAAGCAAATGACAAATACGAATTGATATTTGTATATGAGAGTTCCAGTTCTGAAGAAGCAAAGAATATTAAAACAAACAATGATCCATGCGTCATCTATGGATCAAAGACTTTTGGTAATGCGAAGGTGTACTATTCAACACACATGTTTGCTGGAACATGCAAATCGATTGTATTCCCGAGCGATTTACAAAGATATATGTTCATTGCAAGCTTCTTTGCCAAGCTTACAGCAAAGGATTTCAAGGTATATTCAATACGGGATGTTCTGTCTGATTCAAATTTCGTTGTTCCGGATGGCACAGACAATTTTAGTACTAAGCTTACGTGGAAGGATATCTTCTCAAAGTTTGAAATGCGTACAGAAGGTGAAAAGTATATCTTAGATTTCATTTACTGGATCAAAACAGGTACGAAGAATAAGTGCATCTCATATCATTCAAGTGTTTGGGGAAATGCAGATGTTTATTATTCTACAGATATGCCAGAGGGATCATGCACAAAGATTCTGTTCGATGATGAAGGCGGTAGAAACACATTTGCAATCAAGTTCTTTAGATATATGAGCATCGGAGCTCACAGATTCTCTATTCAGGATATTCTTGAAGATGCAAAGTATCTGTTTCCTAGAGAGGATAACAGTCTTCATTTCACGATGCCATGGAATGAGATCTTTAAGGGATTCCACATGACTAACGAAAATGGAAAATATGTGTTAGAATTCATTATTGATTTACAAGGAGGAAAATAAAATGAAAAGATCAGACGAAAAGGATTTAATCGATGTTGTGTTCGATGTCGATGACGAATTCTCAGAATTATTAAAAAGAAACATGCTCTATCGTGTAATGACGTTAAATAATTTAACAGAATTATTCGATAATGCTGGATCAGCCATTGTATCGATCAAGGATATTATGCATGCCATAGGAGCTAAAGAATTAACCACAGAAAATAACTGTGCTACATTTAGTAAGCCATATGCAGTCCGGGTACAGTGGAAAGGTGAAAAAGCAAAAATAGTATTCAGATATCCTAAATATAAGGGTGAGTCTGAAACTGTGGATTATTTGCTGTTTGACACCAACGATGGAGCACGCGAGTTCTTAGATTCACTTATCAAGGCAGCTGACAGAGATAAGCTAATAACCGTAGCTTATTTGTATGCTGTAATAGGTAAAGAACCTACTCTCAATGATTATAGTTATGGATGGGAACGTAAAGATTTAAATTACGTGTTAACACATCGCCATAATCGTATGTACGGATTAGAAATGCCTAAACCAAGACCGATTAAAGATATTATAAAAGAGACAACTGGTGAAGACTGGTATGCTTATTTCTAATATAAGGAGGATCAAAATGAAAGACGAAGAAGTAGTTGGTACCGATACAAAAACGAAAGTTGATCGTGCGATCATAATTGTAGAAGGAACAAGAGAAAAACCATACTTCGGAATTCTTTATCACGAAGTTGGTAAGGATTATGATAATATTGGCTTTGGGTCATATTGCTTAAACAATGTATTCAATTGGAGAGAGCAGTACTTAGAAGTTGTAAGTAAGGAGGACAAATAAATGAAAGAAGTATTAAACGCAGCTGTAACCAGCGTATCGACAGTATTAGGCCATACTAAGGCCTGGACAAAGATGAACTCTTCGGAGATCATGTTATTTGCAGGTATTGGAGCAGGTATTGGAGCTCTGATTACAACACAGAGAGCTACACTCAAAGTAACAACAGTAAAGAGCAACGAAGAAAAGACAAAAAAGAAAATCGTAGAGACAGCAGCAAAGTACGAAGAAGATCCGGACTCTCTTGACAGACCTTACACAAAAGAGGATGCAACCAATGATCTGGTTCTGCTGAAGAGAAAAACAGCATTAGAGTATGTTAAGCTCTATGCAGGTCCTGTAATTCTCGAAGCAGTATCTATCGGTCTTATTCTTGGATCTCATCATATTATGAAGCAGCGTCAGGCAGCATTAGCAGCATCTTGTGCAGCAATTGCTAAGGCTTACCAGACGTACCGTCAAAATGTAATTAATAAGTACGGAGAAGAAGTCGACCAGGAGATGCTGTATGGTTCTGAAAAGAAAACAGTTAAGAAGACTGAGACAGATCCAGAGACAGGTGAGAAAAAGAAGGTAACTGAGGAGCAGGAGATTATCAGAAACTTTGGTGGCTCACCGTATGCAAGACTCTTTAACAGAGAGAACTCTACTGAGTGGTTCAATGACAATCCTCAGAATGAGTTCATGCTTGCGCAGCGCGAGAAGGAAGCAGATACCAGATTAAAATGTGAAGGCATCCTGACACTGAATGATGTATACCGTATGATCGGTCTGAAGCCTACTGACATTGGTCTGACACACGGCTGGAGATACAGAAGCCAGAAAGATCCAGATTATGGCAAGTTCGACAACAACGTAACGTTCCTGACCAAATGGGTCATGGTACCGAACGAAGAAACTGGCGAAGAAGAGAGAACACTGTTAATCGACTTCAACTGTGATGGCTGCATTTATGGTGAAGTATCCCAGAGATGAATCGATGAACAGATAATGCTTAGAGACGGTGTATTAGATTACCCTTGGCAGCAGTGGTGCTACTAAGGGCGGTCTAGGGCCGTAGAGAGGTGTCAAAATGGATCAATTTGAAAGGGGAAATGAGTAAAATGTGTTTTATAGGAAGCGCTTCAATCGCTGTAGCAACAGAATATAATAAGAACCAAGATGCAGACTTTGTTGCTATCAGCCATGAGCATATGGATTCTATTATCGAGTACTTTAAAGATCATGCGTTTTACAAATACAATACTGATTTAACTATGGACGGACAGCTTAAGTTCAAAGGCAAGCCAGTTATAGCATATATTGGACAGCCTATAGGAAGCAATAAAGGTGACATAGGAAGCAATAAAGGTGACATAGGATCTATGACAGCCGAGGAAATGAAAAGGATGCTTAACAAAGTTTATGGTGCTGGAATGTTTCATAAGGAGGCTACAGGTGTATAGATGCGATGGATGTGGTGAGCAATGTGAGGAAAATGAGCTTACAGAGCTTGAATTCTTTCAAGGTATACCAGCACAAAGTCTGTGCAGTAAATGCCTGGCAAATATGTTTGTAAAGAAGGAGGAAAAGAAATGAAAAAGATTCTCGAGATTGGTAAGATCTTCAAGGCTCGATGTCCAAAATGTAACTGCCTGTTTCAATACGAGAAAGAAGATATATTGGATATAGCTATTGACGATTCACATTTGTCAAAAGAAGAAAGATTCCTTAGAGGGGATTTCTTCAAAACATTATAAGGAGGAAAAGAAATGAAAAACGCAATACATTTAGATCATGACGTGATGCAGAATAATGAGGACTTTGTTCATGGATTGCTTAAACGATTTGAGTCAGTGATCAAGGCCACAGACGGTGTCTTATCCGGCAGTATGATATGGCGTAATTTTTACCATGGCTTAGGCATCGACATTAAAAAAGAGATACTGGATGCTTTTGGCATCAACGATTTGGAGGATAGAATATATGACATCAAATCAGTAGTTTTATACAAGGACCCGTCCACATACGAAACATTCTTGATGTTTAATGTTGGTGATGTCAATGAAGAGATAAGCAACAGAGATGCAGCTGAAGCTTTTGCAAAAGTCTATGCAAAACTTAATTCGATTCAGGAAACGAATGGCGTCAAAATAGAGGCTACTATTACAACTGACGGGATAAACATTGAGTCTTCTAAGGACAATCTCGTTTACCGTATTATTATACCGAAACGTGAGCTGGATGCATCAGTTGATATTACAATACCGATAGAAAACACACTTGAAACTGCTATAAAGAAACTAATTGATTAAAGGAGGGGTTCTTCTATGTGCGACAAAAGAAAAATGAGTAACTGGACTGTAACGGAACGCGATCTGGCAATCTTCAAGCGTTGGCAGAGTGGAGACAGCGTTCGCAAGATAGCGATGGACGAATATGTCTCTACACAGCGAATATATGAGATAATTACTAAGGTACGACTATTCCGTGGTGAAGAAGTCTATAAAGATCCATATGATCTAAGGTATCTACAATCAATTACACCTAGAACTAGAAAGTTCTTAGTTAAAAGAGGAGCTAAAGACATTAAAGAGTTGTCTGAATGGGTTAAGCATAACAGACTTACAACAATACCTGGTATCGGTGATACGATTGAAAAGAAGATACTTATTCAACTTAATGACTTTATGCGCCAAAGACGTGAAGAAGAGCAGAATAAAAATGGAGGAATTTAAAATGAAGAAAATTAGTAAAGGATTATGTTTATTACTTTCGATTATTATGTGTTTAACTATGGTTCAGCCAGTAAATGCAAAAACTAAATATACCAAGGCAGATAAGAATTTAGCTTATACACTGGCTGTTTTCCAGGATAGTGAACTGTTAAACCCAGATTCATTTAAAATAAAGAAAATTAGTAAGGTTAAATATGTGCTAAATAAGGATAATTTTGAAGTGTATGCGGCATGTGGAATTCTTAATGGCTACAGGACAATCACTTGGAAGGTGGATTATACGGCATCAAATGCTTATGGCGGAAACGTTATGGAAAGTGTATATGTTACTTCTACGTGGAACTATTGCAGTGAATATGATATTGATTTTGAAGATTATACTGACAAAACTAGCTATGCTAAAAGTGGCAAGAGTAAGTCATTTGTTAAGAAAATCAAGAAGCTTACGTCAAAATACTATAAGGAATTTTAAGGGGGGTCTAGGTATGATTGGATTTTGTAAATGTGATATTTGTAGAAAAGTGTATCACCAAGATGAGAACAAGAACTATGATGGGATCATGATTTGGTATACTGATCAAGAGACTGGCACTACTATGCATGGAAACCGAAAGTATGATATTATTGAACCAAATGGAGAAACAATGAAAGGATCTCCAGAGATGATGGATGTATGTCCTGCCTGCTTTGGACGATTCTGTGACTGGATTAAATCATTTAAGGAGGAGAACAAATAATGAGAGGAATTTGTAAATGCGATTTATGTGGTAATATATACGATGAAGCTGATAATCAAGTATACAGCGGCATTACAGTGTGGTGGAAGGATTATACTGGAGAAAATAAGTTACCAGCGTCAGATGATAAGTTAAGCGAACTAAGTGGCTGTAAAGTTACTGATATGCCAGCACTTATGGATATTTGTCCTAATTGTTTTGAGCGGTTCTACAACTGGATCAAAATGAATAGGGAGGAAGCTAAGAGTCTAATCAATGATGGCTTTCCTAAGAACAAGTCAGAATAACTCGCAGAAAAATCAAATATTATAATGAGAAGAGATGTATAGCACAATGGCAGTGCACTGGTATCCCCATATCAGGGTTACGGGTTCGAGTCCCGTTGCATCTCCTTTCATTTTTCGAAAAAATAGGAGGAATCAAAATGTACAGAATTATCGATTGGTTCAGAAAACCGGCAATTATGAAGAAACTTTATCTCACAGGTGGAGATTGGGATGGAGACTTGGTAGTATACAAGCATCACAGGTATTATGTGAACATCCAGACAGGGGTGGTGATGAGAATTGAATAGCGTGTTTATATTCTTTAGAGCTTTGAGCTTGTTCATTTTAGGCGGTCTTATGTTTGCTGGTGTGATACATACAGTAAAATGCATTAAGGAGGTTATTATGCAGGAATTTGATCATACATCTAGGGATGATCGTACATATACTGAAGAAGAGCGGTCATGCCCTTACTTCGACGAATGTTATATTCAGGTAAGAAATCAGGGATTATGCAGATATATGTGCCAAGATAACCCAGCGTACAGAAAGGAGTCAAAATGAAAGAGACAAATGTAACTCATAATATCAGAGTAGATAAGAACCAGTCAAACCGTAAAGTATATGAGGCTTGGAATCATACCGAGTGGCCGCTCAGTGATCCTAATAAGGAGTATGTCCCAGTGCAGGATTTCGGTATGGCTATGGTAAACAGAAAGAGAGGTAAGAAGAGATGATTAGTGCAAAGGAAGCTAATATTATAAGTTTAGTAAATGACTGTTTTAGAGACTATCTTGATTCAATCGAGAAAGATATCATAAAATCAGCAAAAGCTGGTGAATGCTGTATTTCAATCGAATTGATTTCTTTTGGGTTAGATATTGCTACTGATAATGGGAATAAAATTACAAATGCTATTGTAAATTACTTAAGAAGTTTGGGGTATAATGTATTTATCGATGACAGTGATTATTATGCCTCATTACTAATAGATTGGTCTGTTACAGAAGATCAAAATAACTGATAAGGAGGGTCAAAATGATATGCTTTAAGTGTGGTGGCAAAGTAGGATCAATCCCGATGAAAAACATCAATGGTGTTAAAGGATATTGTTACTATTGTAATAAATGTCATAGCAGTTTCTGGAAATCTCTCGATGGATCTATTGAGGATTCTAGTGACGTTAGGATTTTAGGTGTAGATATGAGCAATAAAACATGTGACTATGAGATCGCAATTGATTTAGTTTCCTTTGGTATTGACACAGCTACTAGGGACGGAAAGAAAATCACAAATGATATTGCAGATTACTTAGGCAATGCAGGATACAATGTATCTATCAGTAGTGGAAAAATAGTATTTCATTGACAATTGATTTGTCTAATACTAAATATCTTAAGGAGGATTAAAAATGACAGCAAAAGAATGTTTAGTAGAGTTTAAAAAGAATTATTGTGAGAAGAACCCGGAGTCTAATGGAGATCCAGATTTCAGATGTAACGGGTGTTTGTTCAGTACAGATGTCAGATGCTTAGTTAACACATTTATCAGTAGACAGGATCAGAAAGGTATTTCAGATCAAAGAAGAATAAGGAGGACAAATAAATGAATGGAAAAGTTGTATTAAGTTTTGTATTAGGAGCAGCAGGTGGAGCTGTAGGTATGTATTTCGGTATGAAACGGGCCTGTGAGGTGTACATTGACAAGGAAATCGAGCAGTTTAAGGCCGATTATGAGGCAGCACACCAGCCAAAACCCGAAGAAAAGAGTGAAGATCTCAAGGAAATGGAGAAAAATCTGGAAAAAGATGCTGAAAAAGCACTGAAAAAGTATGCTTCAGCCACAGAAAAGAGTATTTCCAGTGTAGATACAGGTAAAAAAGAGGCCGATGCCAAGGTAGAAAGGGTGAACTATGCAAAAATCCGGACACCAGACATCGATAAAATCGATGAAATCGACGTTGAAAAGAACGTAGACTGTGCGATTGGACCAGTTGTGATTGATCCTAGCGACTATATGGAAGATGATGGTCTTAAGAGAGTTGTATGGAACTACTTACCTAAGGAGAACAAGGTATACTCAGAGGATGGTACTGAAGAAATTATGGACGGTATTGAGCTTCTTGGTGAAGAGAACTTAGACTCATTTGGTGAGTTCGAGGTTGATACATTATACGTGAAGAACGCTCGCGAAGGTGTCAAGATCGACTGTATCCAGTACGAGGACATGACTTATGATGAATTCTTAGAGGAGGTCACGTTATGATAGTATTCTATTATCCAGACACATTACACAGTGCCAACAGGTATAAAGAAGCTAAAAAAGAGGCCGAAAAACGGTCTAGAAAGGAAAAAAATGACAAAAATCGACAAAAATAGGGTCAAAATGGACTATTTTGAGTGGCTTTTGAGTAAAATTAGCGTTGATCCGGCCAAAAATGAGCACATTCAGGGCTTCAAATGGCTGTTCGCAACCGACTTCCAGTGGTCTCATAAGCTTGACGCCAACCGGGCTGCGGACGGTGTCGATCTCCGTTCTACGTTCGCCTATGAGTGTGGTTATAGCTACCCGGAAGTAAGAAATGCATTACTTGATAAGCAGTGTTCATGGCTTGAAATGATGGTTGGGTTAGCCATGCGATGCGAGGATTCCATTATGGGAAATGACGAATTTGGAGACCGTACGCCTCACTGGTTTAACGTAATGATCGACTCACTTGGCCTTTACCTTGACTGCTCTGAAGATGATGAAGTAATCCTCAAAAGATGCGCTGCACGTAAGTATGAGCAGGATGGAGAAGGCGGCTTATGGTGGGTCAAAGGAACTAAAAAGAACTTGAGACGAATGCAAATCTGGGATCAGATGTGTGAGTATCTCAATGCAAATTATAAGGAGGAAATTAGATTATGAGCAGATTAACATCAGAAGAACTGCATCTTGTAGATCTAAAGAGGGATCTGTGCAGTGAACCAAACGATCATAGATTAGCAGTTTTAAATGCTTTTCATTATTTAGAACAACATGGAACATATGGTGAGAATTCTATTAGTGCTATAAATTTAATCAGTCCTGTAATTTTAGCATATGTAGCAGGAGAATTAGACTGGGTTAAAGATTTAGAAAGTGACGTTGGATAATAAGGAGGAAATTCATTTATGAAAGGACCAAAAGTTATTAACACCAAATTAACAGAGCATGAGCTCGAGAAGATTAAGGTAGAAAGATGCGTAGAAGGCATGTTTAGTCGTGACGAATGCCGTATTAGCGCATTAAACGCTGCTAGATATTTAGAGAAGAATGGACCAGCTGGTATATTCTCTGATTCAGCTATTGATGTGATCGATGCTATTGCATTTGCGTTTGCTTCAGGAGAATTAGACTGGGTTAAAAATATAGAGAGGGAAGAAGACAATGACAAAGGAAGAGTTTAAGGGATTCAGTTCGGCTGCCCAGCATGATATGATTTTAGAGGCCTTGGTACGAGTTACAAAGAACCTGGAAACTATTGAAAAGGAATCGGGAAAGCCATTCGTAGGCACTGTCAAACAGCGTAGGAATGATGTTAAGCTGCTTACTATTCTGGCGGAAGCGTTCGGTAAGAATGAGCTGGTATGGAAGCATTCTGAGTCGACTAGAGACGAGGTTAAGATGATACCTAGAGACGAGGTCTTATCGTGCTTTGCCTTGTATACTGGCATTGGGCAGAACGTATATATGGAAAAGTCTAAGCCCGCACCTTGGGACACGGCACCTATGATAGATGCAACCAATGATAATCGTAAAGGGTCTAGGAATACATTTAGTGAAATGACGAATGCCAAAGAAAAGATTGAGAGTGCTCAGCAGAGTTCCGGGAATTTTATGAGCTGTAAATCTAGTACTGATACTACGTCGTATCCTGACGAGTTGGTTAAAAGGAGTTAATAGGCGAAAATATTAAAGAAAGTTGAGGTAAATATTATGACAAATACAAAGAAATTTATTCCTAATATGGACAAATCTGAGATGTTTATATGCCAATATAATCCTTCTGATGGCGCTAGTCCTAGCTACTTTACTGTTGCTAAAGAGAAAATTGAGAACGGTAAAAGTGCTGGCTTGCGAGCTGTAGCATGTTGGAAAGGCGACCAGGCTGATAAAATGCATGATATAGTCGTAAATAACAAAACGATTTAGATGAAAATAATAGAAAGTTGAGGCAAATATTATGGTAAACAAAGAGAATAATAATGACTATGTAGATAAGGTTGTACCTAATTTTGATGGTGGAAAGTTGCTTGTTGTGCATTATAACCCGGCTGATAAGGACCATAAGAGCTGGTTATCGGTCGCTGCAGAGTGTGCCAAAAATGACCAGAAACGGGCTTTACAGCTGATTTCGGTGGCTAGAGGGGACACTGCAGACCAAATTTATGCACTTTTGACGGGTAAAACAGCAAAATAAAAATGGCCAGCGGATTGCAAAAATTGGTGAAAAAGTGGCTTTTTAGGGGTATTTTAAGCCCTTATTGGCCAAAAACCCATTTTTTTATATAGTTTAAAAACTTTTTAAGAAAGTATGAAAATATATAAAAGTTTTTGATAGCACATTTTTGTGTCCAAATGGCCAGGAAAGGAAAAATATGAATTTTGTAACAATTAAGAGTTCATATGTCAAGTCTAGGGATGCCACGGTCATTCACCCAACGTTTGCTGTTTCTAAGAAAGTTGATAACCTGTTATGTAAAGGTAAGGCATTCTATGCTCTCTGGGATGAGAAGAATAACAGATGGTCTACTGATGAATACGATGTTGTTGATTATGTAGATCGTTTGATCGATGAAGCATATGAAACAGTTAGCAAGACCACAACCAGCAAAATCGAAAAAGACTACTTAAGGGACTTCGACAATGGACGCTGGGAAAAGTACAAGAAGTATTGCCAGCTTAGCCCGTCATCTTCAATACAGTTAGATTCTGATATTACATTCCTAAACCAGAAGACAACCAAAGAGGACTATCGTTCCAAGACCTTACCATACGACATCAAAGCAGGCAAGACACCAGGCTATGACAAAATCATCTCAACTCTGTATGATGCTGAAGAACGACAAAAGATTGAGTGGGCTATAGGATCAGTAATCTCTGGCGACTCTAAAAAGATTCAGAAGTTCTTAGTATTCTATGGCGAAGCTGGAACTGGTAAGTCAACAATCCTCAACATCATTCAAATGCTGTTTGATGGATACTGTGGAACATTCAATGCTAAAGACTTAGCTAACTCGTCAAAATCATTTGCGACTGCTGCGTTCAAGGATAACCCTCTGGTAATGATTCAGCATGATGGCGACTTAAGTAGAATTGAAGATAACACTCTTCTTAACTCTATAATCGCACACGAGGAAATCGGCATTTCCGAAAAGTATAAAGCTGAGTATCCAATGCGAGTCAATAGTATGCTGTTCATGGGAACAAACCGACCAGTCAAAATCACCGATGCAAAGTCAGGTATTATAAGACGACTGATTGACGTTAAGCCAACTGGCGAATTACTTGATCCAGAAACTTACCAGGAGTGTATGGGCCAGGTTCCGTATGAGCTTGGAGCTATAGCTAACCATTGTCTTAAAGTATACAAGAAATATGGAAAGCATTACTACGATGGATATAGACCATTGGAAATGATGTTCAAAACGGACGTCTTCTTCAACTTCGTAGAAAGCTGTTATCCGTTCTTTGAGAAAGATGATGGGACAACACTGAAAGCAGCATACAGCCTGTACAAAGAGTACTGCGACAACACTGGACTTCCAAACAAGATGCCGATGTACAAGTTCAGGGAAGACTTGAAGGACTACTTCGATGAGTTTCTTGACAGAATAACATTGGAAGATGGAACTAGAGCTAGAAGTTATTACAAAGGATTTAAGAAAGATAAGTTCGTGGACAAAGAGCTTAAGCCAGATGAAGCCAAAGAATCATGGCTCAAAATGGATAGCACTAAATCTATATTAGATGAAGTGTGCAAAGATTGTCCAGCACAATATGCACGTGGTGATGCGCCATCCAAGGCGTGGGATAAAGTTGGTACAACATTGAATGATCTGGATACTAGTAAACTTCACTATGTTAGAGTTCCAGAGAATTTGATAATTATCGACTTCGACATTAAAGATGCTGACGGGAAGAAATCTAAGGAACTTAACTTAGAAGCGGCATCTAAATGGCCGCCGACATATGCTGAGTTCTCAAAGAGTGGAGCAGGCGTGCATCTGCATTACTATTATACTGGTGACCCTAAGCAGCTTGACAATGTATATAGCGACAATATCGAGATCAAGGTTTATAGTGGGAAAGGAGCGTTGCGAAGAATTGTAACGGCATGCAACTCAACTTCAATTGCTACTATATCTTCAGGGTTACCATTAAAGAAAAGGAGCGAAAATATGGTAGACTTTAAAGTAGTTGCCAGCGAAAAGATGATTCGAGCGTTGATCAAAAAGAATCTTCGGAAAGAAAGTCATCCTGGTACAAAACCAAGTGTAGACTTTATCAAAAAGATTCTTGACGATGCATACGAGTCAGGCGAGCACTACGACGTAACAGATATGCGCAATGATATTGTAGCATTTGCGGCATCAAGTACAAACCACGCAGACTATTGTTTAGCACAGGTTGGAAAGATTCATTATTGTTCTGATGATGTTGCCGGAGTTAACAATCCAAAAGATGACAGGATTGTATTCTTTGATATTGAGGTGTTTCCAAACTTATTATTGGTTAATTGGAAATACAGAGGAGAACCTGGGCCTTGTAAAAGGATGATCAATCCATCACCGACAGAAGTTGAAGAACTCCTCAAAATGAAACTTGTTGGATTCAACTGCCGAAGATATGATAACCACATCCTGTATGCTCGAATGATGGGGTATTCATTAGAAGCTCTGTTCCAGCTTTCACAAGACATCATTGATAAAAGTCAAAATGCTTTCTTTGGATCTGCATATAACTTAAGTTACACAGATGTTTATGACTTCTGTGCTAAGAAGCAGAGTCTGAAGAAGTGGGAAATCGAGTTAGGTATTCATCATCAGGAATGGTCATTGCCTTGGGATCAGCCAGTACCAGAAGAACTGTGGCCTAAGGTTGCTGAGTATTGTGACAATGATGTTATTGCAACAGAAGCTACATTTGAAGCTAACATTGAAGACTTTGAAGCAAGATGTGTATTAGCTGAGATTGCTGGTGGTTGTCCAAACGATACAAATAATATGTTGTCTGGTAAACTGATCTTTGGAAAAGACAAGAACCCACAGAAAGAGTTTATCTACACTGATCTGTCTACAGGTATCTCTGTGGATATGGAAGGTAATGAAACCTACAATCCAATAAATGAGTTCAAAGGCTACAAGTTTGACCATGGTGTATCAACATATCGTGACATTAAACTTAATGAGGGTGGATTGGTAATTGCTGATCCTGGAATGTACAGAAATGTTAAAACATTTGATGTAACATCCATGCATCCGCATTCGGTAATTGCGCTCAATCTGTTTGGTAAGAAGTATACCGCTAGGTTCAAAGATCTTGTTGATGCACGTATTGCTATTAAGCATCGTGACATTGAAGCATTAAAGACTCTGTTCGGTGGAGCATTTGCTAGATTTGCTAATTTGGCTAAGGAAGAACTTGACAAACTTGCTAAGGCTCTGAAGATTGTAATTAATTCTGTATATGGACTGACATCAGCTCACTTCAGTAATTTGTTCAAGGATGAAAGAAACATCGACAATATCGTTGCTAAACGTGGAGCACTCTTCATGGCAACACTTAAAGGCGAAGTTGAGAAACTTGGAGCACACGTCGTTCACATCAAGACGGATTCAATCAAAATCGATAATCCGACACCTGAAGTTGAGCAGTTCATCTATGACTTCGGAAAGAAGTATGGATATACATTCGAGATCGAAGCTGAGTATGAGAAGATATGCTTGGTAAACAATGCAGTTTATATTGCATATGAGAAAGACGAAGGATGGACAGCAACTGGAACTCAGTTCGCAGTACCGTATGTATTCAAGAAACTCTTCACTCATAAAAAGATCGAATTCAAGGACTTATGTCAGACAATCGCTGTCAGCAATGGTGGAGAGCTTGATCTCGACTTTAATGAGAATCTTGCAGAAGACGAACATGACTATAAGTTCGTTGGTAAAGTCGGTCAATTCTGTCCAATCAAAGAAGGTTGTGGCGGAGCTCAGTTATTCAGAGTAAAAGACGACAAGTACTTTGCACCATCTGGAACAAAGGGATATCGTTGGCTTGAATCTGAGGATGTATTAACAAACAATCTTCAGGATAAGATTGACATGTCTTATTACGATGAACTTGCTGACAAAGCAGTAGAAACTATCTCAGAGTTTGGTGACTTTGAGAAATTTGCAATTGATGAACACGCCGATATGGCAGCATAGAAAGGAAGGTCTATTATGGCAAACATAAACAATATTAACATTGAAGGTGCAATGATTATTTGGAAGAACTTTTCAGGAGAAAGAGGTAAATTCAATCCTGGTAAAAGAGGATTCAGCGTTGTAATTGATGATGCAGTAATGGCTGATGAGCTGAGACAGGAAGGATGGAATGTAAAGAAGCGTCCTCTTCCAGAAGGGGCAGATGACTCTGAGCAGGAATGGACTCTGCCCGTTAAACTCAACATGAATCGTTACACACAGGTATGGCTTATCGTCGGTAAGCGCAAGACACTGCTGGACGAAGACACAGTCTCTCAGCTGGATGTCGTCGACATTGTAAACTGTGATCTTTCAATCCGTCCTTACGAATGGGAAATGAACGGTCGTACCGGAATTACTGCATATGTTGATTCAATGTATGTAACAATTCGTGAGAACAAGTTCGCCGAGAAATACGCTGACTTAGATTAGTATGGAATTAAAGTTGAAGCCACACCAAAGGCGTGCAATAACAAAAATGCATAACGGATGTATACTTTGTGGTGGTACAGGGTCTGGTAAATCAATTACCGGACTCGCGTACTACTATATTCAAAATGGTGGAACTGTAGAGCCAATGACAAAGATGAAAAATCCAAAAGATCTCTACATCATAACAACTGCTAAGAAAAGAGATAGCGGCGAATGGCTTGGCGACATGAGTTGGTTCTACTTAACACCAGATGATGATTCCAAAATCTATGATCATAAAATAGTCATAGACTCATGGAATAACATTAAGAAGTATGTCGACGTTAAAAACAGCTTCTTTATTTTTGACGAACAGCGAGTAGTTGGTTATGGCGCTTGGGCTAAGTCATTCCTAAAGATTGCAAAGGCCAATGACTGGATATTATTATCTGCAACGCCTGGTGATAACTATATGGACTACATGCCAGTCTTCATTGCAAATGGTTTCTACAAAAATAAAAGTGAGTTCACTGCCGAACATTGTGTGTATTCTAGATTTAGTAAGTTCCCTCAAATCGAAAGATTCATTGGAACTGAAAGACTGAATAGATTAAGAAGAAGAGTTTTAGTAGACATGCCATACCAGAATCCAGCGGTTCAACATCATGAAGACGTTTGGTGTTCGTTCAATAAGGAAGCTTATAAGGACCTTATGAAAAATCGTTTCGATTATGAAAAAGGCGAACCAATAGAAAACGTTAGCGAGTTGTGCTATAAGCTAAGAAAGATCTGCTACGCTGATGAAAGCCGAGCCGAAGCATTACGAAATATTTTCGAAGAACATAACAAGCTGATAGTTTTCTACAATTTCGATTACGAGTTGGAGATAATCAAAAATATAGACTTTGGAGAAGATGTTATAATTGCTGAGTTAAATGGACATCGGCATGATCCGGAACCGTTCGGCAATTTAAAATGGCTTTACTTGGTTCAGTACAACGCTGGGTCGGAAGCATGGAATTGTATAAAAACAGACACGATGGTTTTCTATTCACAAAACTATTCGTATAAAATGATGAAACAGGCAAGTGGAAGAATCGACAGACTTACTACACCATACAAAGAACTTAAGTACTTTCACTTAAAATGTAGAAGTCCAATTGAGCTTAGAATTACAAGAGCTCTAGCTCAGAAAAAGAACTTCAACGAGTCTGCTTTCATAAAATAGGCCTCGCGAAAAAAACATGGATTATTATAGGGGAGGAGAGCAGAATCTGCCTCTTTCTCTTTTTGTTTGTCTTTTCGTGGGGCTCATTTATGTATTAAAGTTCTTACGTCTGTTTACTACAATCTGCCATTACGTTTACCTCCGGCCCCACGAAAGGATAACAATGAAGAAAGAAAACAAAATTCAATCCGATATAATTTCGGAGTTAAAAGAGTTATTCCCAGATTCTATTATTTTAAAGAACGACCCTAATTACAAACAGGGCATTCCGGATTTAGTTTTATTGGACAGAGAAGGTTGGGCATTACTCGAAGTTAAAAGAGACGCTAATGCTAGTCACAGACCTAATCAGGACTATTATGTAAACAAGGCAAATGAACTCGATCAATACGGAAGTTTCATTTACCCTCAAAATAAGACGGAGGTTTATAATGGAATTCAGGAAACATTTACAAGTAAAAGAAGGAGATCACGCATATCTCGGAGCTAGTAAGTATCACTGGATAAACTATGATGCTGCAAAGCTTGAGAGTACGTATCGGCGATTCTTAAAAGCACAGCAAGGAACAGAGTTGCATGAGTTTGCAGCAAAATGTATCAAGCTTCGACAGAAGTTGCCGAGAATACCATTAACACTCAACATGCATGTAAACGATGCAATTGGGTACAGAATGACACCAGAGCAGGTGTTATACTATTCTGAGAATTGTTTTGGAACAGCAGATGCTATTAAGTTTTCAAAAGATTTTCTTAGAATTCACGATTTGAAAACAGGCGACATTCCTGCACACATGCAGCAGTTGGAAATTTATACTGCACTGTTTTGTTTGGAGTATGGAATCAAGCCTGGAGATATTGGAATCGAACTGAGGATCTATCAAAATAATGAGATTCTCAAAGAGGTTCCTACACCGGAAATGATATTGCCAATTATGGATAAGATCAAGTCGTTTGACAAGATCATTGTGACTGTTAAGAAAGAGGAGGGCATTGTATGAGCCACTTAGCACATTATGGCACTAAACGCCATTCCGGTCGTTATCCTTGGGGTTCTGGGGATAATCCATACCAGCATAATGCAGAATTCTTAAGGACTGTCCAAGAGATGAAAGCTCGAGGAAAAAGTGAAAAAGAGATTGCTGCATTCATGGGTATGAAAACGACTGAGTTTCGAAATAAGCAGTCAATTTATGTTAATGCTGAGAAAGTAGATCGAATCAATAGAGCTATGAAGTTGAAAGAGCATGGCTATTCCAATGTCAAAATAGCTGAAATGATGTTTGACTCTGCAACAAAAGAGTCGACAGTTCGATCGTTATTGAACCAGGGCGAAAAGCTTAAGAAAGATGCATGTATCAATGCAGCAGAGACTTTAGCCAAGAGAGTCGGCACTAAGAACTTTGTCGATGTTGGTACTGGAGTCGAAAGAGAAATGGGAATTACCAAAACAAGATTGGATGTATCTCTTCAGATCTTAAAAGAAGCTGGTTATGAAGTACATTCAGTCAGAGTTCCACAGATCAATCAGAAAGGCCAGTACACGACCACAAAAGTTCTTTGCCCTCCAGGAACTGAATGGAAAGATGTTCAGCAGCACACTGACAAGATTCAGCCAGTAAATGAGTATTCTCATGATGGTGGAACAACATTCTGGGCACCAGAGTATCCATCAAGTATCTCGTCAAGCCGAGTAGCTGTAAGATATGGTGACAAAGGCGGATTAGAGAAAGATGGTGTTATTGAGCTTCGAAGAGGAGTTGCAGATCTGGATCTTGGAGACTCACATTATGCACAGGTGCGAATCGCTGTTGATGGCACTCATTATCTGAAAGGTATGGCAATCTATTCAGATGACATGCCAAAAGGCGTTGATGTTATATTCAATACCAACAAAACAAGTGATGTACCAAAGATGGATGTCTTCAAGAAGATGAAAGATGATCCGGACAACCCATTTGGAGCAACAATTAAGGCAAACGGTCAGTACCATTACAAAGATAAAGATGGAAATGAAAAGCTCGGAGCTATTAATAAGCTGAAAGAGGAAGGCGATTGGGATCACTATTCTAAGAACCTTGCTTCTCAGTTCCTGTCAAAGCAGCAGCTTCCATTGATCAAGAAGCAGCTTAAGCAATCGATTGACAATCGTCAGGATGAGCTTGATAAGATCCTCAAAATGACAAACCCAGTTGTTAAACGGAAGTTGTTAGCAGACTTTGCTGAAGGTTGCGACAGCCAGGCAGTGGATCTTAAAGCAGCAGCACTTCCAAGACAAAGCTCTAAGGTAATATTACCTGTTTCTTCTCTGAAAGATAACGAGATATATGCACCATCATATAAGAATGGAGAAACAGTATGTCTTGTTCGTTATCCGCATGGTGGTACATTCGAGATTCCGGAACTCAAAGTAAACAATAAGAATCCACAAGGAAGAGCAATGCTTGGTAATGCAATTGATGCTGTCGGTATCAACTCCAAGGTTGCTGAAAGATTGTCAGGAGCTGACTTTGATGGTGACACTGCAGTAGTAATTCCGTCTAATTCACCAAAATCCAAAGTTAAGATAACTACTTCTGATATTAGTGCTTATGTTGGTTTAAAAGATTTCGATCCTAAGATTGCCTACCGTGGCATTGAAGGAGTTACAGCAAAACTTCCTGAGAAACGTAAAGGATTGGAAATGGGTAAGATCTCCAACCTGATTACTGATATGACACTGAAAGGTGCAAAGCCTGAAGAAATTGCAAGAGCAGTACGTCACTCAATGGTTGTAATCGATGCCCCTAAGCATGGACTGGACTATAAGAGGTCCTTTGAAGAGAACCGTATAGCCGAGTTAAAGAAGAAGTACCAGGGTGCCAGTGATGCTGGTGCATCCACACTCCTATCCCGGGCTAAGTCAGTGGCGTATGTTCCAGAAACAAAACAGATTCGTTTAAAGGATATCGATCCTAAGACTGGTGAAGTACATCCAGAGGCTACGGGGCGTACCTATACGGACTGGAAAAGAAACAAAGACGGTAGTTGGGAATCAAATGGTGAAAAACTGGCTACTGTAAAAACAACCAAGATGGCGGCCACTAAGGATGCAGGTACCTTATTATCTAAGGACCCGAATCCAAAAGAGGTCGCATATGCCGACTATGCCAATGCCCTTAAGCATATGGCTAATTTAGCAAGAAAGAATCAGGTTGCAACTAAGAATATTGAGATGAATGCTCAAGCTAAAACAGTGTATTCAGCAGAAGTTGCAAGTCTTAATGCTAAGTTAAACAGGGCATTACAGAACGCTCCAAAGGAGCGACAGGCCCAAATCATAGCTAACAAGACATTAAAGAAGAAGCAAGCAGCTAATCCTGATTGGACACCGGATGAAATCAAACGAGCTGGTCAGCAGTCTTTAACAGCAGCTAGAGCAAAAGTTGGCGCATCTAAGTCTAATGTTCAGATCGACATATCTGAAAGAGAATGGCAAGCAATTCAAGCTGGTGCAATCAGTACATCAAAGCTTGAGCAAATACTTAACAATGCTGATTCAGACAAGGTTAAGCAACTCGCTTCACCTAGAAAAGCTGTTACAGTTAATGCTTCACAAGTTTCACGAATCAAGTCTATGCTTAACTTCGGTTATACACAAGCTGAAGTCGCTGAAGCAACTGGACTTTCTGTATCAACTATCAATAAATATTTATAGGAAAGGAGAATTAGGGGAATGAGCAATGCAGAAGATGAATCACTTAAGTTAGCAACGCAAAGTCCTGCTGATCGCAATGATACATTACATATATGGATCACAACAGTGGATAACCCTTTTGATCCTTTTGTTGATTTCGACAATTGGTACAGGTTTGACGAGTCAAAAGGCTATTGCACTTCAGGATACTTAGCTAGATACTTTGATACTGACACATCAGATATGAGCGATGCTGAGTATGAAGAGCGTTTGGCTATTGCTATCAACAAGATTCTCAATAACGATTTCATGGGCCAATACTTTAGAGTAACTCGTGTAAACGGAGAAACAAAACCAAAAATCCATAGAAACAAGTAAACAAAAGTTGAGATTTGAATGTTTTTAGAGCTTTCACAAACACGAAGACTCTAAATAGCGTTCGAGTGTCTCAGCTAGCACCCGGAGGGGGGTCGTCAAAATAGCACCCCCTCTGTCAT